TCAGAACCTAAACCGCTTCCAACACCAATCCTAAATTCATCTGCTGAATCATCAAGTCCTACAACAAAGTCAACTGCGTTGCCATCAAACACTAATTTTGCGTCCTCTGCTCCGCCATCACCAATCGTGAACGAAGGTGTAGTACCAGCTAGAGCAACGTCCCCGATAATGTTACCGTCTTTGATGGTTAGACCATCAATGGTTACACCGTTCGCGGATGTCTGTTCGCTAATAGTATCTACTTTTATTTCACTTGTCATAATTTGTCCTTAACAATGCAACGTACAAGGCACGGTATAACTACCATCACTGTACGTTTCTACTTTAATATTTGAATTTACTTTGGCAACTGTCTTGCTTCTTATAATATCATCATCTTGTTTTTTAGCTGTACCATCACCATTAGATACAAGAAGATCACCAGCTTCTACAGTTACGTCTTTATGTACTCTTATAATAAATGTACCAACTTGTGCGATATTCATATCATTAACATCACCATCAAGTCCATCATCAGCATCATCCCAATTTGAAAATACACCATAAACTTTTTTACTGTCTGCTGTGTCAGATACTTTACATTTATTATGTTTAATGTCATCTTCTTTAACAATAGTTCCTGTAAACTCAGTTCCTTCAGATGTAAAAGTAATTGCATCACCAACAGATTTACTACCTAACGCTATTGATTCTTTTACTGTGTACGCTGCTTCTTTAACATCACCAACAGTTTGAGTTGCTGCCCATCTTACATCACCAACTTCAACATCATCAGGTAAAGTGTTATCTTCTGTCCAAAGAGTATCTTGAGTTTCTTTATCTTCAGCAGTCCATAAAATTGCAGGCACTTCTGCAACAGCTTGATACCAATCACACATTTCATCTATTGATTCCATTATAGTTCCACGAAGTATTGTTGGTTTAGAATTATCAGCAAGTCTTGACCAGTGAGAGCCAGTAAAACCATTATAAGAAACAGTTGAACCACTAACTTCAATTGAACCTTCTTCTGTACCAGCTTGATGAAATTGAGCTATTGTTCCATCATTAGTTAATCTGTTTAAATACATAATAGTAGCAGCAGATACAGTTGCACTTAGTTTATCTGTAAACAACTCAACTCCAGCATTTGCAATTCCTGATGATGATTTACCTACCATAAATTCACCTGAACTATTAAGTCTCATTTTTATAGCACCACTAGTACCAAACTTCATTTCGTCTGCACCGTGGTCGTAAGTTATAATTCCTCTATTAGCTGCACCATTATCAGCAAAATGTATGTTACCTGAAGTTGATGTACTAGAACCTATGGTCATTCCAGCATTACCATTTGACTCTAAAAATAATTCATCTGCGTCAGAATTTGGGCCTGCTGTACTATCAGAAGTTCTAACTGTTAATTTTGCTGGATCACTTGTTGAGCCTATTGAAATATTACCGCCACTAAAGAAACGCATTCTTTCAGTGTTGTTTGTAGTAATAGCTATTGTATTTCCTGAAACTTCTTCAATAAAAGTGTCTCCACCACCATCAAGATATAGTCTTGAAGTTGCAGAAATATCCATATTCCCTGCAACGGAAAATGTTTGTGAGGGACTATTGGTTCCGATTCCTATTCTATCATTACCACCATCAACAAATATCATATGAGTATTACCATTAGATTCTACTCGGAAGTCCATATCAATAGAATCATCATTAATAGAAAATTCACTTGTTGTGCCATCAGAATAATATTTCCAAAGACCAGTTAAACTTCCATCTTTCATTACATCTACCTGTATGCCACCATCTTCAGTGCCATCTGTTTCATCTCTAGCTCGTGCCATCATACTAGCGTAAACAACATCTTGTGAGTTATCATTACGGCCTTCAAAATCTATTTGACCTAAATTATCTCCAACTGCTGGAGAACTAGAGTTTCTATACAATCTTAAATTTGGACCACTGTTTGCATCAGCGTCAGTTGATATTAAAGATAGTGTGTCTAAATTACCTGCAGCAGAAAGTTCTAAACCAGCATTATGAACATGGGTTAACAGAACTTCACTATCAGCACCAAACTTTATTGAGTCACCGTCAACAGGTAAATTAATTCCTGTGCTAGATGTTAAAAACTTTTTAGTGTTATCGTAATATAAATCTACTGAACCATTATTATTACAATCAATGTGTGTTTCATTCATTGCACCATTGGTAATTTGAACATCGTTTCCAGCAAGAGTAAGATTACCTGCACTAGCCTCTCTAATAATACTAGCTGTACCAGAATGATATATTTCAAAATCACTATCATCACCAAAGAATGCTTTTGAGTTATCACCTAGTTTTACATCATGATTAAATGTAGCTGTACCAGCGTCTGACATATCAAAGACTAATGCTGATATTTCACTACCATCATCATTACCTTTAATAGTTACATCACCATCACTCGTGGTGTTTTTAATTATACCGTTAACGCCGTCAAATTCTAAAGGCATTACATCACCACCACGACACCTGTTATGGTTACGATGGCGTTAAATGTAATTGGTCCTGCAAGAACTGCATGACCTACAACTTGATTAACATCAACAGTAGCATCGTGTTCAGGTATAACCTCTGATGCCATTCCACCTGATCCAACAAATAACGGACCACCTATTTCTTCTTTGTATGCCATAGTTACTCCTTAACTAATTGCGTCAACTCTACTTACCCAACAATCAAAACCGTTGGCTGTTCCGCTTTGTGCTTTCAATACGTCACCACTTTGCATAACAATTTTCGCACCACCTTGAATTATTTCAATTGATGACGAAACCGGGACACTGACACCTTTGATTAAATATCTAGCAGTATCACTATCACCAGCGTCTGTAATAAATACATCTAGTGTGTCAGTTGTGGTTAGAATATTAGCAAAACGAAGACCTACAACCGCATCATCGCTGTCTGCTGTAAAGATAGTGGTAGCAGAATTTGTTATTCTTTTACCATTTGATTCAAAATCTTGTGCCATATTTTTCTCCTATTTCCTTATATCACAGCGCGATTGCCATTGCAACCGCCAGACCTTTACTAGCCTTTGTATCTAGCTGAGTCTGTATATTAGATGTTACGCCGTCTGTATAGTTAAGTTCGGCTGTTGTCGCTGTAACTCCATCCATAATATTGAGTTCCGCAGTGGTTGCAGTGACTCCATCCATAATATTGAGTTCCGCAGCTGTAGCCGTAACGCCATCCAAGATGTTTAATTCAGCAGCTGTTGAGGTAACGTTGGTGCCACCTATATCTAATGTTGTCATGGACACTTCACCAGCCACAGTCAATATACCACTTGCAACGGTCATCAAGTCTGTATCGCCAGTGTGTCCTATAGTTGATCCATTTATTATGACATTGTCTACGGTCAACGTAGTCAGTGTGCCCAAAGATGTAACATTTGCTTGAGCTGCTGTTTGTAGTGTACCAGCTAGTTGTGTAGCTGTAAGTCTGCCTGTGCTTGGATTGTATGTAAAGTCTCCATCTGATTCTAAACCAACATTACCGGTAGCAGACTCATCTTCAATAAATGGTATTAAATTATTTTCATTTGTACTTTCATTATCAGCTACAGATACATGAGCTGAGTTTGTTGCGTTTGTTGCATTTGTTACAGTAACGCCGGCGATAACTGTGTTGATAGCTGTGCCACCAATTGTGATCGCGTCAGCCTCTAGTGTTCCATCAATATCTGCATCACCCGATATATCTAAAGTTGCACCATCTAGTTCACCGGTAATTGTTAAGTTTCTAATACCAGTGTAATCTTTATTAGAATCTAAAATAACTGCTTTAGAAGCAATCGCTGTACCAACTGCAGTAGAACCTAGATCTAATGCGTTAAGTTCGCCAACCACCGCTGTAACACCGTCAAGTGTATTTAACTCAGCTGTTGTAGCTGTCACACCGTCCATGATGTTTAACTCAGCTGTAGTTGATGTTACTCCATCAAGTATGTTAAGTTCTTCAGGTGTAGATGTAATCTGTGTAGTGCTTGCAGCTGCTAATACAGGTAATGTACCTGAAACGTTTGGTAGATTAATTGTTCTATCGCCAGTGGGATCTACAATTGTAAGTGTAGTTTCATTTGCATCAGCAGTAGCACCTTCAAATATTATTGCGTTTTCAGCCTGCATTGTAACTGTGTCTACAGTCGTAGTTGTGCCTGCTACAGTTAGTTTAGGTACAAGTAATTCTCCTGTGCTTGGATTATATCTTAGTGCCCCTGTGTCATCTAATAAACCATTTGACTCATCGTGAAATACAACAGGAAAGTTTGAGTTAGTTGTACTATCGCTAACTGTTACATTTGAGACTGTTGTTCCTGCGATCACACTTGCTAGAGCAGTACCGTTAACAGTTATTGCATCTGCCTCTAATGTACCGTCAATATCTGCATCACCACTTACGTCAAGAGAACCTGCATCAAGCTCACCTGTTAGTGTTATATTTCTAAATGATGCTACGTCTTTATTGGCATCTGCTGTTACAACTTTACTCGCAACCACTGTTCCAACGGCTGCTCCCGTATCACTATAGTTAAGTTCTGTTGCTGTTGCAGTTACACCATCTAAAATGTTTAATTCAGCTGCTGTAGAAGTGACACCGTCTAATATATTAAGTTCCGCTGCTGTTGATGTTACACCATCTAAAATGTTTAGCTCGGCTGCTGTTGATGTTACCGTAGTACCATCAATTGAAAGTGCGTCTGTTTCTAACGTGCCATCAACATCCACATTGCCAGAAACATCTAAACTAGATGCTTCGATTTCACCACTTGCTTTAAATATTACATTGTCGCCACCAGACACTTCAAAGATAATTTGATTGTCTGTTCCAAATTTAATTCTGTTGTCTGCGTCTCTACCTATTTCTAAACTTGTATTAACGACAGAAGTAATTCCTGTTTGTGCTGCATCGACTGCTAATGTAACTGTGTTAGAAGAAGCGCTTGAAGCTAGTCCTGTACCACCGGCAACGGTTAACGTTTCACTGTCAAGGTCAATTGCAATCGTACCACTGTCAGTTGTTATATCTAAATCTTCAGCTGTTACTGATGCTGCCACAAAAGCTTTAATTGATTGTTGAGTAGCTAGTGCTGTTGCTGAGTCACTTGCCATGTCATCTTCATCTTTTATAGATGTAACAGTTGATCCACTTGCTAAAGTTAAACTTGTGCTAAGAGTAACTCCACCACCATCTACAATAACGATGGCATTGTCACCATCTGTAAATCCAATATTAGCTGTTTGTACTTCACCACCAACTTTTATATCTCCAGATACATCAACTCTTGTACTTGCATTTAAATCAATAATCGCTTCACCATCTATACGTAAAGTACCATCAGATGATTGTTGTATAAAAGATGCTGTGTCACCAAATTGAATTTTTTCGGTGCTGTTCATTAATATGTCGTCAGAGAACAAGAAGTAGTCTTCGTCTTCTTTCCAAGTTATAACTCCGTCATTACTTTCGCCGTCGAACGTAAGACTATAGTCAACACCAGCTGCTCCATTACCAATGACAAGACTATTACTACCATTTATGAAAGTTGATTTACTAGAAGGTAAAGTTACAAAAACATCTTTTGTTCCTGCACTAAAACTAACAGCACTATCACTGTTAGAACTTGAGATAACTGTAGTACGAGCTAATGTGTCAGGTGTTGCGTCAGCTACTGTGCCAATACCAAGTTCCCATTCATCAGCGTTACGATTAACAACTGCATAGTAAGTTGTATTACCATCACCTATTGCTGTAACAAAAGATTGAAAGCCAGCTACTGCTCCGCCTAAACTGTATGTACCAGTTCCCGTTGTGGTTGTGGTCTCTCTGACTCTATCTTCTATTTTTAAAACCATAACTACCTAGTAAAGTTATCGCCACGTTTCAACGCAAGCTCACCGTTAACTGATTGAACGGCTTCTTGATACCGTTGTTGATAAACTTGTTGTTGAGCAGGGTTTTTATTATAAACAGCTGCTTCGATAAGAGAACCATAAAGTAGTGCATCATAAGCATGTTCTGTTAACCAATTTGTAGCTGTATCACTATCAAGAGCATCAAATCTTCTTCTGTAATTAATTTCTAAATTTAAACCAGCGCTTGGAGTTGGTGCAACTATAAAAAAGTTATCATCCCAATCTGCATAGTATTTTGGAGTGCCAGTGCTTGTTCTAGTTGGCCAATACTCATTAATGTAACTAACATCTCTATATTCAAGAGGTGTTCTTGCTGCTGCTGAAGATAACACTTGAAAAGATATAGAAGAAACATAGTCTGATGGTTTGGTTATAAAAGGATCACTGGCTGTTAATGCAGAAGTAACGTGTTTTTGTAAACCGGGACAGTTCTCTAATTCTCTTGATAGTCTTAATTCTGCTGTCGCTATAAACTGTAAACTTTCTGTTGCAAACGCTGAACTATTGTCCTCTGTTAAGTCAATTAAATCTTGTTTTAATATTGTAAATGTTGTCATGATACCGTCACTGTTCCAATTTTAAATAAAGCTGTTATGTCTTGTGCAACAGTTGCTGGTTGCATTGTGTCAGAAGAAAATACGCTGTCGGCACCTCTTCCAATTGAAACAAAAACAACATGTTGTTCTTGAGGTCTAGCATCTTTTAAAGCAATATCGTCTGCTTTGGCTCTTTTAGGCTCCAATTGTGGGTGCTTAGCTTCATATTCTGTTTTATGCACCAAAGAACCATTCCATTCTTTTACCATTTCTTTATAGGGAAATGATACTCCACTTCGATCAGAAATCGCTTTTGCGTATTTACCTTTTGCGTACGCCATTTAACCTCCAAATTGTACAGTACTTAACATGTAACCAATAGTCAATAAGAAGATAATTAAGTAGAGTTTAAGCTCAAACACCTAGGTCTTCTGTAAGTATTTTGACAATTCTTTTTCTCCCCATGTCAATCTCTACTTCAGCCTCGACCTGCACGCACTGCATGTAAACTCCCTCTTGTTCTGGGCCTATGTTTTGCATAGCTATACGTTTGGTCTTCAAACAATCAGCCATTCCTTCAGTCGGCACCGTCTCTATTATGGAACCGTTAGTTATCAATAATACTGCGAATAATGTTTCAATCATGTGATGTTCCGTTTGCTCTAAGTTTATCAATTAGTGTTTCTACGTCAATCATACGTTCTTCAATAAATTGTAACTGCATGTTTAGTTTTGCAATCTCTGGAATTTCTGAATTAACGTGTGTACGAAGTTCTTCTTGTGTTTTGGAAAGCCATTCCACCAACATGTAGAGTTCGTTTACTTGTGGACTGACCATGGTGCCTTTGGGGACTCCGTCTATAAAATCATTAGCAGCTTCCATGTCTTGTGCCATTAATTGTTGATTTGTTTCCAACGTATTTAAACGTTCAATCACAGAAAAATAGCTCATAGTGCCGATCGCCACGGCAGCCAAAATTGCCAGTAAGTTACGCGCCGGGAGTGAAATTGCTGTGTTATCTGACAGTTTCATAAAAACATAAAATAATTGCTACATAAAAAAAATAAATACCTAAACCAGAAAAATCCATCATACTTCGTCCATTTCTACAAATCTGCCTTCACAAAAATATTCAAAGGATTGCATAGTCATTCCGTCTATATCTCTAAACTTTAGTAATAAACTATCTACCAGCATTACCTTATTGTCAAAAAGATAGTCTTGACAATGGTCTTCAGAAATAAATTGCATATCTTGAAGATGCGTATTTCTAGTTTGTTCGCCTTCGTACCACATCATTACGGTCAGTACCCAAATCATTTTTTAAACTTTTTTAATGTTGATACACCGAAACTTCCTCCCACTATTGTGAGGATAATGACCCAATAATAATCGTTAGCTTGTGCCAAAATTTCCCATCCTCTATTCATATAAGGTTGTAGTGGCCCAATAAAATGACATATGAAAATACCACTAAATGTCAAAGTGAGCCATTCGTCTTTCCATGAGTTTTCTGTTTGGCGCACCTGTTCTAGTTGTACTCCAATCTTAGCTACATCTACATCTCTTGCAGCTTCTATCTCTTTAGCTTTAATTATTTTATCCTTCTCAAGCTTGTGACTTATAGCTCCGACAGTTTTTTCAGTTATAAGTTTTGCAACGGGATTACCAAGTAAACTACTGCCTAATCCAATTAAAGGTTTAATCAATAACAAGGGATTCATTATAAATTATCCTTTTTCCATTTTTGAACGTCAAATGATGGACATTCTTTTTCACTTATTTCATTATGACCAATAATATTAGCGTCTGGATATTGATCTTGTAGTTCTTTAACTAACACCAAAAGAGCTATCCATTGATGATTAGTAAAATTATTTTCAGCAGAATTATCATCAGCCATGCCTCCTACAAGACAAATACCTATGCTTTTGTGATTATATCCAGCAGCATGTGCTCCTGAATCACGAATATCTCGTCCGTCTTCAACTTCTCCCGAACGTTTTATTACTTTGTGATAACCAATATCTCGCCATCCATTGCCATTGACATGCCAATCTTTTATGGTTGCTGCATCCACATCCATAGAAGTTTTTGTTGCCGCACAATGGATAACGATTAACTCTGTTGAATTCCGTGGTTCCATTATTTTACCAATGCAATAATAATTATAATTACAATGGCTGCTGCAATAATCTTTTTCTTCTTATCAAGATTCATCGCCCAGTCTTTTATAAAAAGTAACTTACTAATCATAAATCCTCCTTTAGTAGTTGTTAAAGTACCCTCGTCCGGGAACTGCTCTATAACTAGAGCGTTCTCTATCTTCTTGTCGAGCTCGTTCAAATTCTTCGTCATACACTGCTTTCAACAATTGAATTTTTTCAGGCGCTTTTTTCATAGCTAGATAATAAGCCATACCTGCAACTAAACAAGGCAAAAATCTAAATGAAACGTTAGGATCATCTGTTGGTAAATCAAGATCATCTAATCTTTTTAGATAATAATAACGTACACTGTAGGTAGATAAATCAGGCGTTGGATATAAAAATAATGTTGGAGTTGTTGTTCTTTCAAAATAAAACTGAGAAGGCCTTCCTTCTGAACTTTTATTTGGCAGCATATGATAGTCAGCACGGCTAACTCTAGCTAAACTTGTGTCCAAACTGTTAGAGTCTCTAATTACAACCTCTAAAATATCAACAATATTTGTGTCTAAAGTGTAGTCAGGGTCACTTGCTGTTGTTGCTTGTGTTCCAAGTTGAATAGTCCATAAATTAAGACCACGATTAGCCCACTCAGACATCAACAAGTTCATACTACGTATTGCTGTACGCAAGTCTTTCCCAGTAATTTCTTGTAGCCCACAACGTTCGTAAGCTTCTTGAATTACTTCTGCAGCATCTATGCTAAAATCAGTAGAACCTGATACAGCCATACGTTACTCCCTGTTACACTGATCCAGTTTTAATAAACTCTGCTACAACTGTGTACATATTACCATCATCCGCTTGTCCCGGTATTACAATGTTAATATCACCATTTGTGTTAGCATCAGTGCTTGGTGGTAATCCACCAAATTCTCTAAAGTCCCAATAACCTGTTCCTGTTAAGCCAAGTAAAGGTCTGTCTCCATCTGAATCTTCAAAGTCTAAACGAGCAAAAGAATCTGCTCCATCTCCGGTGTCGCACGCAAACCAAATTCTTTGCAACGCTCCTCTTGTAGCTGCTCCTGCTACCGTTCTTGCTGAAGCATCATAAAGAACTGTTGTGCTTCCAGTGCCGTCTGATTCTATAACTATTTTTAAAGTAACCCTTTTATCGTTTTCTTGTACGACTTCTGGTCCTGTTACTGTGTCTGCCATGTGTTTCCCTCCTTAATTAAGAAACATGTGGGCCCGAAGGCCCACATTAACGTTAATTTTATTGATCTGCAAATGCAGGTACATCTGCACCTTCTTGGTAACCCCAGATATAGTAATTAGTACTATCTTTAGCTAAAATATTAATTTCAAACAAACCGAAGTCTGTAAGAGTTAAGCTTGAGTTAGAGTTTCCGTCTGAATATACAGATACGTTATCAGCATTAGAATCTAAGTGAACAATACCACCAATGAAGAAATTAGTATTTCCCGGTGTTACAATAATTAGGTTCTCTGCTTCTTCTGCTGCGCCGCCATAAATAAGTTTATAGCATTGACCCGCAACTGGAGCTGGTAAAGTTATAGTTCTGTTAGCTGCTAGTGCAGGAACTACAAGTGTTCTTCCACTATGTGTTGCAGCATCAAGAGTTTTATTTTCATCTCCTAGTGCTACAGGTGCGTCACCCATAGTGATAATTTCAGTAATTGCTCCAGTAGTAGCATTTTTACTGATAGTTTTTAATGTGCTTTCCGATCTAATCGGACCGCTAAAAGTTGATTTTGCCATATAGGTCTCCTTTTTTGTCAACACAGTCTGAGACGTTGTCTACTGCACGAGTCTGTGATGACTATTAATAAATATGCAGTGTGTGAATTATACGCTTTTAATAGGGTGATTGCAAATAAAAAGGGGCGCCGAAACGCCCCTTCTAAGTTCTTTATTGAAAAGAATTATTACGCTCCTTCAGAAGCAAACATTCCTCTCCAATCAGAGAAACCAAAGCTGTAACGCTCTCTAGCCTTGTATTTCATATTTCCTGTTTCAAAGTCGCCTTCCATAGAAGTAGCGATCGGTGATCTTTGGAAATGTTTCATACCGTTAGGCACATCAGTTTTGATAAAGAACGCGTCTGTGTCAGTTAGGTAGTTGTTCACTACATAACCTTCAGGCACCATTCCTTTTGATGCTAGTGCGTTGATGTCGTTATCAGCAGTTCCAACTCTGTTTGCAGATTTCATTAATCTTTCTGCAGTGAATTGTAAAGCTGAAGGTATAATCAACTTACGAGCTTTAGCAGCAACTTTTAGACCTCTGTCATCAGCAAACGCAGCAATGTCAATCATTGCTTGTTCTAGTGATGTTTCGTTAAGGTCAGAAGCAGTTGCTAGTTCGTTTCTTTGGTTACCAGATGTAGTTGGGTGAGCTGAAGAAAATAGCTCAACGCCATCACCACCTGTAAAGCTAGAGTCGAAACCGTTGTTTAAAACGTTTGCAGCTTTAACTTGTTTTGTATGAGCCATTGAACGTGCAAGAGCTTTCGTATAACGAGTACTGATCTTGTCGTAAAGGTTATCCTCTACAGCTTCTTCAGTAATCTGGAAAGCCAGTGCCACTGTTTCATGAGAGTAACGAGCTGTGAAAGACTCAGTTGCGCTATCAAAGTTAACAGAAGAACCTTCTGGTTTAACTGATGCAGAACCGAAGCCTGACAACATTACTTCTTCTTCGAAAGCTCTGTCAGAGTTTTCTGTGTCGAAGATTTCAGCGTGCTGATTCTCATAGCCTTGATATTCCAGTCCAAATAAGGCATTCAAACCGGGTTCCAACTCTTTTGCGAGTTGTGATCTATTTATAGCCATAGTTTAAATCCTCCCTATACGCCAGTTGTTAGTTTATACACATGCTCACCAGTGTTAAACACTACATACGCGTTAGCGTTTGCATTTGCTGTATCACTGTTATCAGGATCTTTTGAGATTCCGATTTGCTTAAAACCACCTGATGTACCAGAAGTAGAAGTATCAATCTCAGAAGTTGATTGTCCAGTAATAGTGCTTCCACCAGTACCTACAAAATCAAAACCTGAATGATTCATAGCTGCTGTTCCAGTTCCATCATGTTGTGCTTCAAACACGATATGTGGATCTGAGTAAACATACGCAACGATATCAGAAGCGTTAGTGCTTGCTGGATAAAATGCTTTGTATGTTGGTTTACTTGATGTCGGATCAGTATAAAAACAACCTCCAAAAACACCCAGTTGTTGAGTGTCTCCAGCTGCTGCATCTTCAATACCTCCGCCTGCCACTGCTTCTACAACTTGTCCGCTATAGATAGAAGTGCCGTAGTTAGCTGCAATTGCATACTCTTCAGTACGAATCTCGCCACCACTTAAATGCCTTGCGGGTTTAAAACCAAAGGCTGCGTCTTTATTTGCCATAATTATAGTCCTCCTTAGACTAATAAATTATTAGTTATTGTTAATAATCCAATTTAATTCTGGCAATGAATAGTGTAATAGAAACTAATCTTGTTTCTTGGCACCGCCAAAAGATACTCTTGTTTGCCTAGTTGGATTGTCTATAGGCATACTAGGATGCTGCTCCCTTAACAAACTATTGTCAACAGCTTGCTGTTGATCTGATGTTTGTTGTGCAAAATAAGCTCTACGCTCATCTGCAATTTCATTTGGTATTTTGGCTAGCAGTAATCCACCTACAGCAACAACGCCTTTATGTGTTCCGTCTTCAACAGTTGGAGCATCAAAGCCACCTAATTCTTCGAGTCTAACAAGTTCATAACCTTCTCTAATACGAGAAGAAACGTTTTTCTTGTCTTCTTGACCCATAACTTCAGCTCGAATCCAACGATACTGAAATCCGTCAGGTGCTTGTGGCGCGTCTAATCTAGATGGTGGTCGCCATGGCTGCCTTTTGGCAGTTTTATCTCTAGTTTGAGATGAGCGTGAGGTTCTTGTTTTATCATTCATAATGCTTACTCCTTCACGTATTTAGCATATTCTTCTAATGGCACACCAAGTTTTTTCGCTATCGCAACTTGTGATGGTGTGAGTCTCACAGTGCGTTTTCCTTTTTTGGAAACTGATCTTACCGCAGGAGCCACTGTTTGGTCAACCTTTTTTTGCGGTTTTTCTGCCTCAAACTTATTTGGAAATTGTTCTCTAATTCTACGATCAACTTGTTCGTAATAATCATCAGAACGTGGGTCATACCCTTCTTCTTCCACAAGTTTTCTATGAATCGCAAACGCTGTGTACGTCATTGCTTCATCTTGACCAAACCACGTGTTTTTCTCTGCCCAACTGTTTGCTTTCGGATCTGGAGCAGGTGCTGGCTGCTGTGGTTGTTGGTATTGTTGAGGTTGCTGTTGAGGTATTTCTCTTTGTTGCTGAAATTGTTGTGCTTGATATTCAAGTTGTTCTTTTTGAATTTTAGCACGTTCAGCATTTAATGTTGCTTTAGCCAATGCACTTTGTGCTTCAGCTTGTATGTCAACATTGCCATCCTCAATAGCTTTTTTTAATTTTAATTTAGCTTCTTCTATTTGAGCTAATGACTCAGACTCAAGACTAGACACATAGTTTTGATTTGTGTCAGCATAACGTTGTTCAAGATCATCTTTTGTTTCTTTAAGACCTTGAGCATACTTCATCGCCGCTTCTTCACGACGTTCTGATTCTCTGAGTTTTCCTACAAGCTTTGCTATTCGTTTTTGAACTTTATCGCTGTAGTCTTGTAATTCACCGTTGTCCGTTGGCCGTTGTTCCTGAACATCATTGCTGACATCAGATTCCTCAACTGCGTCATCGGCGACAACACTCTCTTCTGGTTGCTCTTCATTATCTTCTACTGGGGTTACTTTTGATTCTTCTAGTTCAACATCAACGGCTTCTCCGCTAGTGTCAATATCGACAAGTTTATTGTCTTGTATTTTTTCTGCCTCTGGCATGGTTCTTGTTCTCCATGGTTAATTATTGCAAGATGACTTACATGTGTAAGATGTCAGTCGGATCCTGTATTATAGCAAGTATTTCGTCATCATTCAAGAGTCTTAAATCACCGCCGTCAATTTTTAATCTTGACCCCGCATAACGGGCAAAGATCACCCAATCACCCTTTTTGCACCACGGACCTTCAGGAAACTTGTTGGTATCGCCATACGCATCAGGGCCAGTGGCCACCACATAACCGCAAACGGTCGCTAATTGTTCTCTTTCTCGAGTTTGATCAGACAAAATAACACCACCTTTTGTACGTTCAGCACCTAAATATGGTAAAATTAGAATCCTCCAACCAGTGGGACGAGGTAGCTTTTCAGCAATATCGCTGTCAATATTATCAGGGTCCAAGTATTTAGATTCTCGCTGTCCATATATTTCCTCTACTTCCTTTTGCTTTTTCTCTAATTCAGCTACTGTTTTACCTTCTTCAGCAACCTTTATTTTTTCTTTTTTTCTGGCTTTCGCCATGTGCGTGGGTAATATTAAATCATTCATCGTTTTGTTCTCCTTGTTTCATTATGTCTTGTATTTCCCCTTCTATTTCTTCCAAAGCACGAAAACGGCCCATCATTTTTGCATAGTCTGTAGATTCTTCTACCGTACCCTGCATAACATAGTCCGTTGTCTGTTGTTTTTTGTTGCGTATAATACGCAAAAGCTTTTCGCTTAAATATAATCCGTCCATTATTTCTTTATAAGTTAGATCTAATCGCTCTGTACTTCTCTAATATATCTGCTATCCCAGAATTTGCAACATCATTGTGGCCAATGATCATCATGCCACCGTCCATTTTACTTTCTCTATCCATTAACGCAATATTACCTAAATCGTAAGAACCGCTTTGAGCCATTTCACTTATTCTTTGCATAGCCTCTTCTTGTGTCATGCCCATTTCCATTAAACGATTAAGAACAGCGCTTCCTTTAGAACTTAAACCAAACTCCTCCACGACTACATACCCCCAAACGTATCACTTAAATTTTTAGTAATCTTCTCTGCTTTGTCCAACACTTTTTGTTCTGCATCGTTCTCTAATTTCTCTATAGCGATAGCCGAACGAATTGCAACAGCGTCTTTTTGTTGATCAATCTTTTCTTTATCAGTTTGTTCTCGTGCTTCAGCTTTGTCTTTTTCAAGTGCAAGTTTAGCTCGAGCTTCTTTTTCTTTACGTTCGTTTTCTTCACTTCGAATGTCTAGTTCTTTTTGTTTTAACTCAACAAGTGGGTCATCTTGAGTTACGTTTAACATTTCATCCATGTCCTCAATGTACTCAGCTATTAACTGCGACTGACGAACAGCAATTAAATTTTGCATTTCTGCCATAATTTGTTGTTGCATCTGTTGCATCTCTTCTGGAGACGATCCTTGTGCTTGTTCCATTTGCTCCTGCATGGATTCTTGCATTGATTCTTGTATATCTTCTTGAGCTAGTAATGAGATGTGTTGCATAATATGTGCCTGTATATTTGACATAGCTTGTGGGTTAGTTTTTGTAATTGCACTACCAAGTAACGCAATATGTGAAGCAATATGTGCTTGATGGTCTTGTCCCGGGAATGCTTGCGCTGTCATACCTGCCGTTAACTCTGCATTTTCTAATGCAGGATCTTTTGGTTGTGGTTGAGGTGGAGGCGGCATTAAAGCCTCAATGTTTTGTACACCCATGGCCTCATACATTCTTCTGTATGCTTCAGGTAAACTGTGCATTTGTGGTGCAGCCTGCGCTAATTGTAATTGTTGTTGCGCTAAAGTCACACGTTGTGTCACTGAAAAAATGTTTGGATCAGATACAGGTATTACATCAATACGTGCATCAAAGTCTTGAGACATAATTGTTTGGTCAGCACCTACAATTTGATAAGGGTAGTTTTGAGGTAGTGTTGATGCAAATAGTTTTGCTAATAACTTAAATTCTTTTCCTTGAGCAGAATGCATTCTTTTGTGAATTGCAGACATAACTTTCATGCCTCTCTCAAGAAGAGCCATAGTCGTGCCAACAGGATTTACTTCGTTACCTTCACCAAGTTTCATGTCAGCGACAGCAGCGAATGATTTGCCACTCTCAATAACAAAACCTAATAGTTGGTATAATGTGCCAGACGGTTCTTTATATGGTAGTGGTACAAGTGAGCTTGCAATATCTCCTGCTGGAGCATCCACATCTCTAAACTCTCCGGGAACTAAAGGCTGATCGTCATCACGGATACGTAAGCCTCTTGCTTTGAAACCAGAGGGTAAGTTGGCGAGTGTGCCGGCGTCAATGAGTTGTCGTAGTATAGAGGTTGCAGACTTTGATAAACCACCAAGCATATGAATAAGACCAAAACCATAAAAGCCAAGGCCGGGTAAAAATTTGTAGTGAACAAAATATTGTTTTTTGTTTTTAAATCTATCTGCTTCATTCCAGTTTCTACGTATTGACAGTACAGTTGATGAACTCTCATCAATAGTTACAATATAAGGTAAACTAATTCCACTTTCTTCACCTGCCTCATTGGCATCTTCGTATCCGGGTAAATCTAAATCTGTATGTATTTCTAAAATTGTATGTATATCGTCTTTTGTATAAATTCGTTTCTTACCATCAAGAGAATCAATTTTTTCACTCACCGAGTCTGTGTCTGGATCACCCGGCTCATCCAGTTCAATGTCTCTGTAAAAACCTGTTGCTTGATATTTACGTACGTCATTTGCTGCCATCTTAACAACATGAGTAATTCGCATACATGTCATTAGATCTGTTGCATCGTAAGGTACAACGAGATCTTGAGATGATACAAATTTAGAAACAGGTCTGCCTAGTTTTTCGTCAAAGTAAACTTTACGGAACGCCGAACCTGATAATGGAAGATGAAATAACATTTGATCAAGTTCGGGTTCATACTCCTCCATGACATGGGAAAGTTGATAATTCATATATTCTTTTACACGTTTTGACTGTGCTTCGACTTGTGGATTAGTTGCACCCATAATTTGAGTTTTTACAGGACCGCCTGCTGGAAATAATTCTTTGTACGATTGTGCTTGAAATTGTGTCACTGATTCTGCAAGTAGTGGATGTGTTACACCAGACGCACCGGGAAACGGGTCGCTTCTGTCTTCATACGTCATGCCTAATAATCCTAAACCTTCTGCGTAGGTAGATGCCCATTCTGCTCTAGAATCGTTATCTGCTTCATACGCCTCCATCAACTCATCTGCTATTACAGCTAAATCAGACTCGTCCATAAATTCAGCTAAGTTAGAAGTATGTTCTTCTGCTACGGGAGCATCAGAACCAAAATTAATTGTAGCGCCGCCGTCTTCGTCTAGTTCGGGGTCGCCATTTAATAATTCAACATCTTCGGGTAAAACATTTTCTGCTTCTAAATTAAACTTCATTTGTTCATTTAAAGGCATATCTTTTTCTATCGGCATATTTTTTTCCTATATAAATTCTTGTATCTCTTCTGGAGTGTAACCAAACTCTAAAAGATCGTTAATGCTATACATTGCTCCTTCTTCACCTTCAATCATTTTGTCGTCCATTTTACCCAAATATTCGTAACCTATCTTATCAAAAACCATTTCGTGCTCATTGAGGCCTCCGCCATCCATCACGTCATACATTAACATTGGTATGCCCGCTAATCTTGACGTACCTCTCAAAAGGTTTTTTCCTGCATATTTTGCTGCGTTTTTTGCAACATTGCCTATGTTCGATAACATAGATCTTCCCGCGTCAGCGGAAACAACTCCTGCATTAGCGTACCCTATACGTCCACCATCGGCCTCTAGCACTCGACCTGTAATCTGAAATATCTCAGCATCGATGTGAGAAAAATCTTCGCCTATTTCTTTTAAATAACGTTTCTCATTTAACAGTTCTGATATTCTATTTTCCCCGGGCATCTTCTAGCTCTCTGTTAAGTTTTTGTCTAACTGCTTCAAAGTGCGGTTCCCAATCTTCATCATTGCCTGTTTCAAAGTCACCAAATTCAATGTCGTTAATCCAGATTCTGTTGTCTGAAGTTTTAAGTGTATAGACAGGTTCTATTCTATCTGTAAGCACTCCGTGTTTACTATCTTCAACAGCAACAAAATTACCGTCTTCTATTACCCAGTGTGAACCAGAAACAAAAACGTCTTTGTAGTTATAAATTGTTTGTGGCAAACCTTGCATTGTCATTTGAACAATTCCGCCTTTGGTGTTATCTCCTAGTTCAACAGTGGTAATTTCTTTTGTAGTCCCGTCCGCCATTTCAATTAAAGTACCTGCAACAAAACAACTGCTTCCGCCGGGTCCGCCGGGTCCGCCGGGTCCGCCGGGTCCGCCGCCTCCGCCTCCGGGTCTATTTGGACCTTCTCCCGGTGGTGGTCCGGGATTATTAGGTGGTCGTGTTACAGGCGGTGCTGCCACGGGTGGAGGTGGAGGTGGTGGTATGTAAGGTTGAATGATATCAGGAGATTGATTTGCGAGCATCTCTTGTCTTTTTCTTATGGATTCAAAAAAATCTCTTTCAGCTTCTTGTTGTAAAATAGTTTTGTAATTAACTTCAGGTTGAATACTGTCTGGTCCAAACAACTGTTCTAATGTCGGAGTTGATGTTCCTTTCGTGTACGTAAGTGCATCTAAATTTCGTCTACCAAAATCTGCACTCGGTCCGTAACCGTATGTATAAGGATTAGGAACACTGAATGGAGAACTCCCCGGAGCTGGTAAACCACCGGGTCTTACAGGTGTTGGAGCAGTTGTTGGAGGTGGAGTTGGTCCTCCGGGAGGTCTTGGAGTAATAGGAGGTCCGCCTATAATTGGTAAAGGAACATTAATAGGAGGTGGTTTTTTACCTCCGGGTTTTTTACCTCCGGGTTTAGGTTTTGGTTTAGTAATAGGAAAAGGAACTGGATTAGGCATGATATTAATAGGGTAAGGTGTGATAGGAGATCCAAATGGAGGCATAGAGCCACCTGTGTATGTTGTGCTCCCGCCCGGTCCTTGTGTTTTCGTTCCACCACCTGCAAGATAGTTTGCCAAAGTTGCTGCACCGTCTGGATCAAGAGTGTTTTCTATTCCATAGTTTCCAGACACATTCATAATCTTTTGAAGAAGACCTCCTAGGCCATATCCCATTCGAAAAGATTTCATGCTGTAGCTCATTTGATGTTCCTATAACTTACCCTTGTAGTGCTGACTCAGAATACTGTTTTTATTGTTTCTCGTCAACTTTCTTTTCTTTGAGTCTGTCCCAAAACTCGTCTAAGGCGTTGTGCTCGCAGTTTGCACATTTGCATACAGCACACTGACCATTATTACCGCAATGACACTCGTGTTCGCAATTTCGGCACAACACGTGTTAGCAATTCCATTTTCGTAAAGATTTATTGATCCTAGAATTTGGATCACGTGCTGTTTTTGCACTTGTGCGTCTTTTTTTCATGCCTTTCATACGTGCGCAAAACGATTTACGTCGTTTTGATGCTTTGGAACCTTTTTTTAATTTAGATGGTTTAGTTGTGACTGCTGTTTTTAATTTTGAATTGGGATTTGCAGCTCTGTATGACGCAACACCTTTTTTGTTTAGTCCTCCGGACTTACTTTTTCCTTCTTTTCGTTGCCATGCTGGTGTTTTTGCCATGTTTTCCTCTTATTTATTTTGTTTTTTAGCCTACTTATTGGAAAATTCTTGTAAGTTGACGTTATCCATTCATTTCCTACCTTTGTCGGCTTCACGGTTTCCTTAAATGCTGCTTGTATTTACGTATTGAGCCTCCATTTAAGGCTTTTTTGCGTTTTGCAAACGTTTTTACGTTTGTTGGCTTGCCTCCGGGATTACCCGCGGCTCGTTTTCTGCTGACAGCACTCGCCTTTTGCGACTTTGTCATTCGTGTGGCCTTTGCAAGTGGTACGCATTTTGGATATTTCCTCTTTGATCCCTTGCTTCTTCCGCATGGCTGGTATTTCCCATTCTTCTTGGGTGCTCCAATGTCCACCCACTTCTCTTTGACCCATGCTCTTAACCCCTTCTTGGCCATCAGACATACTTGGTTACTTTACGACGGTTACTCATAACCGCCCCACAACCTTTTGCTATACCACCTTTGCCCAAAGTGATACGTCCGCCTTGTGCTTTCTTTTTTTTCTTACCACCCGGTGTAACTTTGCCTGAACATACAGCTGATGCATACATATTAGCGTACGCTGAAGGATAAACCTTAAACTTACGCTTCGCTGCTGCTTTACCTTTTGGACAAAGTTTTCCCATTATGCACTCTTAGTTGTTTTCTTTTTCTTTTTCTTTAAAAGAGCAAAATCTACTTTAGATATTTTACCGTCTTTGTTAGCGTCTAATTTTTTTTGACCCCCTACCAATTTGCCTTTTTTATACCCCTCACGACCTTTTCTCTTTTGAAGCCGTAAACGTGATTTGTCCGAAGTAGAAAGACGTTTTTTAGCCTGTCCTTTTGTTCCGGGTTTCTTTTTTACAGTATATTTTTTACCAACATTTTTAGCTTCACCTAAACCTAGTCTTGATCTTTGATTTTCTGCTTTAGATAGAAAACGCGCAGGGTCAATCATAAGTCCTTCTTTAGAAGTGTTAGTTCTTCTAGCTTTTGACAGTGCTTTTCTAAGCTGTTGTACAGGAGTTGATAAGTAAGAAGGTTTCTGTGGTGTCTTACGACTTTTTTTCTGAGACCCTCCTCTTGGTCTTGATGGTCTAATTCTTTTTGAGCCAATGTTATCCATAGTAGTTTTTCCTAATTGTGAACGGTTAATCATAAATATAAACGATTACTCTTGCTCTTTCAAGCCGTAAAAGTAATTATCGTCGTCGCCCGCTGTCCACTTACTCTCTGTCTCTACATTATACTCAATCGTTGATACCTTAAAGTCAGGTACAGTAAGTTTCGCCGGGCTCAATGACTTGTCATAGAACAAGCATCGATTGTTAGGTTGCGCTGCAAAATGTTTATTGTCAAGTAGCAAAATGTTAAATGACTTATGTTCCTCGGGAATTTCTGCATAGCCGGTGTTTAATGTGTTCTTATCAGCATGACAGTTGTCAATGGTGAACAAATATTCCCCGGTGTGCCATTTTTTAGAGGGGGATAAATACTTAGCTTTGCATCCTGATATGGATGCTTTTTCAATTACAGCTAAGTCGTAATCAAAGGCGTCCCACAGCTCTAGTTCTTCAAGTGGTAAGTCTAGATCAGTTGGTTCATCTACAAAAGCGGAAATCGGAAGTTTATCATAAAGCGCACCGTACTCAGGCAAATAGGTTTCGAAGTAGAGCGCTCGACCTTGTATCGATTTGCACGTGATCCACACTCCTTCTGTGAACTCGCCGTGTCCTTTTTGATGATCATAGAGATATTGTTTCTTAACGTGAACCTTAACGGGAGGAAGATTGGCAACGAGAAAGGCCATGACTATTTTAAATTTTTATGTTTGATAGGTTTGCTGCCTCCTGCAGCTCCTACGGCCACCACTCCAGCGCCAGCGCCAGCGGCGATTCCTGCACCTTGTTTAAGATTAGGCTTATTAAACCCTGTTGTGACTTTTGTTTCTGTTGTTTCTGTTGTTTTCTTTTTAGTTGTTTTCTTTTTAGTTGTTTTCTTTTTAGGTGTTTTCTTTTTAGGTTTTATTTTAGGTGTTTTCTTTTTAATTTTAATTTTAGGTTTCTTTTTTCCAGTAACTTTATTTACCACTTTTTTCGCAGCTTTTTTAGCTGTATCTAAAATTAATTTTTTTACCATTATCGTCTCCTTAATTTTTTAATAGACTTTTTAATATTTTTTTATTTTTTTCTTTAAACTTTAATCCAATTTCTGGTTTTGATCTACCCACTCTTCTATTTGGATTTCTGTTTTTGTATATTGCCTCTTGAATAGCTTTTGTTTTTTCTTTACCAGACAAAGATTTCTTCTTTGCAATCTGAGCTATTCTCCTTGTCCGTGGTGCGTTTTCCGGATTTGTTTTAGCGCCGCCACGAAGTTCTATCTTTTCTTTTTTAGGCTTAGTCTTCTTTTTAATCTTAGGCTTCTTTTTTCCAGTAACTTTGTCCGCTACTTTCTTTGCAACCTTTTTTATAATTTTTTTCTTCATGACTAATCTTTTTTTCTAAATAACGATCCTACTTTTTTTGGTTTCTTAGCTTTGGACGTTACAGCTTTACCAGACTTATCACGGACCGCGAAACCTTTTTTGTCACGCACTGCATTTGATTTTGCACCACGTCCTTTAAACTTATCACGAGCATCAGGTAATGCTTTTGCTTTAACTTTTGCTTTAACTTTTGTCTTTGACTTTGTTCTAGACTCTGTAGGTAATTTACGTTTCGTTGGCTCTGCTTTGGCGTCTTTGTTACTTTTTAGTTTATTTAAAGTTCCAATAGTGGCTGCACCACCTAGACCTATTCCTAAAGCATATTTCTCTGCTCTGGTCATGTCTTTAACACTTTTAATCTTTCTTGTTTTAAAGCTCTTAGGATTATTTAATTTAATTTTAGGTTTCTTTTTTGGTTTAAGAAAATCTTTTCCTTTTTTTATTACCTGTTTAGCAATTTCTTTTTTCGCCATGTTGTTCTCCTTTTAATAATAGACCTTTGGCCGTTGGTCGATGGGCGTGTCCTCATAATCTTGTCTCAATTGAATCAAGCCCGATTGTCTGAATCTTAACAGAGCCTGTGTGACTGTGTCAACATAATCATCGTTCTCCCCAAATGGAAACGCCGCACACTCTTCTATCACTTCTTCAGCGAAACGTCTACCCTCTGGATAATAAATCATGCCCGCTTCAAACATGGGTGATACTGCGTTGACCCTTGTTGTTTTATCGTTACCTCTGGTTGGTGTATAATTTGTTACGGGTATTCCTGATCGTCTAAGTTCATCGGACAACGGCATACCGCTTGACTTGGCCTCAATCAACACCATCTCAGGTTCCCAATAATTATATTCTTTGTAGGCAATCTCTTTTAGTTCAGGAAAGTCCCATCGTCCGCGCTGCGCATCCAACAAGATTAACGCTGGCCGGTGTTCGTCAGGACTGAATATACCCCATGTTGTAATCGCACTGTAGTCAGCAGTCTCCTTCTTACTGAAGGCTGTATCGTAGCTTTGAATAATATATTGCAGAGCAGGAATATCTTTATCATCCCACGGCTGCCACCAGTCTCGTTTAAGGATAGCACCTTCTTCTGATGTCGGCTGCTGCATCCACTGTGCGTTCCATTTTGTAATCGCAAGTGATGCCTTAACACTCTCTAATTCTTCTAGCTTCCAATACTCAGGCCATGTTGGTCCACCACTGTCCATGATTGCCGGGAACTCGACAACCTCCCACTGATCGGCTTTTGGTTCAACTTGTGCCTTTATCAATTGTCCTGTCAAATCAATCGTCGACCAACGTGTCATCACAAGAACGATTGCGCCGCCCGGCTGCAAACGTTGACGAGGACCTGATGTATACCACTCGTAAGCGTTTTCCATGGCCGTTGTCGATAGTGCGTCTTGCTCTGAATGTGGATCATCAATAATTAATAAATCAGCACCACGACCTGTAATCGCACCACCGACACCGGCAGCGAAGTATTCGCCACCCGCACTTGTGTCCCAACGACCGGCAGCTTTTGAATCTGCTTGTAACATTGTTTCAGGAAACACTTCCTTATAATCACTTGAGTCAATCAACTGTTTGGTTTTACGACCGAACCGTTGTGAAAGTTCCGCGGTGTGAGACGTTTGTATAATTTTCGTTTGTGGATTTTTTCCCATAATATATGCAGGGAAAAGGTATGACGCAAACTCAGATTTGGTATGTCTAGGAGGCATATTAACTATAAGCCGCTTTAGGGTCCCATCTGCAATTTTATTAAATTTTTCTGCAATAATTTTATGGTGTCTACCTTCCACGAACCCCGGCCAAACGGATTTTACAAAAGACATAAAATCTTCTTTTGCATTCTGATTTAATTCTATTTTTTTATTTCGTTTATATAATTCAAGGAAACGCTTAACTTCTTTATCGCCTAGTTTTTTTCTTAACTCGGGATTTGTTAAAATTTCGTTTAATCTTTCTTCCAAACCAATTTCTGGCATACTCTATGTCCACATTGTTATAACACAGTATATACAAAACATTCTGCGCAAAAGGGGGTGTTGACGAATTTTACAGCAATCAATCTAGTTTGGCAAGAGTTACAGGTACCCTACAGCTTTTCAGGGTGGGTGGGCCCTCGAGCTAGCAGGCGTATACTACATGTAGTAGGTAGCCCGAAGGCTACCCACTAGATGATGTGTCAAGAGAAATTAGGCTACTAATTGCATAAAGTCTTGAGACTGTAACAATTTTGTCACATCCATTTGACGAGACAAGTACACGTTATTAACGTCTGCGGTCTTGCGTGCCTCGTGATGCGTTGCCCACTCGGTTACACCATTGTAGACGCTGTATAAGTCAATCTTATCAATAGAGCCTCGGTTATTACTCTCGACGTATTCCATGATTTGATTTTCTTTTACTTCATTCTTTGCAATGGTATTTTTAAGAGTGTTTCTAATCGTCTTAAGATCTACCACTGTATTAGCATAAGTTTGAAGTTGTTTATCAAAATGATCTACAGCACTTTTAAACATACTAATTTTATTGTACTCGTTTCCAAATACATCGCTGTTAGTGTGTTTTTTAAATGCTTGAACACCAGAGTCTTTATCTAATGCAACCATTCCGTTTAAACATACAAGACGCATTAAGCCAAAACATATAGAGGCTTTCCTTGAGCCGTCATAACTATTGATTAAAGTTATTTGAGCTTTTACGGCATCGCCTTCAACTGGGTTAATAACTTCTCTATTAAATGTCATAGTTCGAGAATTAACCCCACCATATGCCCATTTGCGGTCGACTATTCCTACGTCCGCTATATTAACACCATTCTCAATTAATCGAGCGTTGATGTTTTCTAGCATAGTATCAGTTCTATTAATGTGATACTGACCAGCAAAATTGCCTATTCGTTTATTATTAACAAACACGTCTTGCCCTAAGTACTGCATGCCATCGATTACGGCATTAGTTCTCATTTCAATTTGATCGTCTTGAAATACTGACAAATCATGAATGTTACTATGTTTTACTTTTACGTTTTCCATATTATTACTTTCTGAGATCTTTGATCCCTGTTAGATTACGGGCGCATTATTGCTCCCGCTTGTTTGAGATTTAAGAGCTTAGGCTCCGAGCTGGAAACCAGATTGAGTATATAGCTAATCAAAGTCCGATTTTGTAAACTATATAAACCGCCTACCAGACAACGAAAATTATATAGATTTATACTATATAAGCAAGTACTTTATATTAAATAATATAGGTCTATATCTTGTATGTATCAGACTGATATACACAAGTTCAATTTTTTTTTTTTTTTGTAATGGTGGGTGGGCCCTAGAGTTGTCAAGCGTAATGGTGGGTGGGCCCTAGAGTTGTCAAGCGTTAAAAAATAACGCTTGTCATCTTTCGTTATCTACTATAGAATATGGGATATTAGAAAGGAGGTGATTAGAATGGACAGAGACCCAAGGAAACACTCCTACACAACTACAGTGATTGAGCTGATAGAGTGGGAGCGCTTCGATAACACAGGACACACGCCCAAAGAATGGGCGCTGGTTCGAATGATGGAAGCGGCTAAAATTGAGTTAGCACGCATTGAAGATGCTAAAGAAAACGGATACGAAATCGGTTTAACTAAAAAGTATATTGATGCGTTCAAAAAACTCAACAACGATCTGTTGGACAAGTACCATGAGTTGACGGGCGGAGACGCACACAGTTACTACATGGAAACAGATCCTAAGTACCAAGACTGAACCGCGCGCGGGGGAGAGATAAGACTCTCCCCCTTTTTATTTATTTTTTAGGGAGGGTGGGCCCGTTGGCCGTCAAGCGTCAACCGTGGTTCGTTGTCCACGGTTGACGGTCGTTCTCTAACGGGAAACCTTTTCTTTGACGAGGTGTCGTTTAATTTCGACGCCTCTCTGTTTCGCTTTCCGTTCTCCTTCTTTCACTTTCTGTTGGACAAGGGACAACAGTTCTTTGAAAGTAATCATGATGCTTCCCTGTCTAAGTAGTCTACGTATGAAAGACAGACCACATCTCTTATCGGACATACCATAGATTCTTTCCGTGTCGAACGTACCGAGTGGAATAGTCCGTCAGTCCAGTCTGAGGTGTTGCCGTCAGATGAGATCTTTTCCATTGGATGAGCAGATCGATTTTGTTGAGGTGGGGAGTCTGTTAGGTTGTATAACGCACAAAGGACAGCAACTACATATTTATCATATGGCTTACGTGCTGTCTTGCAAAAGTCGAACGCCTCTCCTTTCTTTTTAGTGATGAGGAATGTTTCGTGGCTGTCTTCACCTAGTCCATTGAACCAGACACGATCGCCGTTTACCTCTGGCTTTCCGCCGTCACCGAACCCGTCAGATAATATACCTTCGTTATCTGCTATGATTAAGTTTGTTAGTCGAACAAATTCTTCCCATTCAGCGTCTGTAAAGTCTCTGTTCTGTCTCCAGTAATGAGTGTAGCCCATTATTTATCCTCCTTTTTTTGTTTTTCAATAATATCATTATTATATACGCCAACCCTTTCTAATACTTCAGTCCAAGTATCGCAAAAATGTTCCTCGTAATATGGATCAGCTTCATCACCACTATCATAATGGCCATAAACAAAAAATACCCCTGACTCATTAATGTCTAGTATGATATCTTTATGCTTGTTAATCATTTTTTTAGCCATTGCTTTCATATCAAATTCATAGTCAATTACTTCGCTATTTACTTTATATGGTCTTTGTAATTCTTGAATATCTTCTATTTTCATTTCAAGTGCAGTAATTTGTTGTTGCAACTTTGAAATTCTAAAATCATATTCTTGAACTTTTTGATCTGATTTTTCTTTAATGCTTAAAAGAAAAGAATCGTGACTATAAAACTCATCTCTTTTAACATCTACTGATTTTGCTGTGTTAAGTATTCTATGTAACATTATTTTTCCTTTGTTAGATTTAATGTAAACATAGCATAATCAAGGATAAGGTCAACAACTATTTTCTTTTTGTTATCTACTGTGGCATTTATGCAACACCCTCGTCAGACAACGTAATGTTTCACGTGAAACAATTTAATAGGGCGGGTGGGCCCATGAACCGTCAAGCGTAGGGAGGGTGGGCCCTTGAAGCGTCAAGCGTTGTCCACGGTCAATGACCGTGGACAACGGATCGTGGTTAACTAAACCTCGTAGACACCCAACGTACCCGGGTCGTACCATTCGGCGTACAGGCCATGCTTGTCCAAGATAGTGTTGATCTTTGGATTAACTCCAAAGTCATCTAAGCCCAACTCAGCTTCGTTGAAACCAATCGCCCAGTAGTCTGCCCAGTTCTCTCCAGTCTCAGCATTAATGCGGAAACGGTCTGGGTTGTCGTTCATGTCTCCTTGGATAACAGGAACACCGATTGCTTTTAATTCGTTGTATGCTTTTTCGTATTGTTTTTTCATATCATTTTTCCTTGTTTGTTAGAGTTACCTTAGCCTAGCAGATTGTGGGATAGATACAACCCCTTTTTTCACTTTCTTTCACTTTTATTATCTACTGTGACATTTATGCCACACTGTATAACGAGCTGTTATGTCAGACAACGTAGTTTCACTTGGGGAGGGAGGGCCCGTGAGCCGTCATGCGTGATTCAGGGAGGGTGGGCCCGTGAACCGTCAAGCGTGGACAACGAACCACGGACAAGGGTGGGTGGGCCCGTGAACCGTCAGGCGTAGATTAGAATGATTCTAAACTAGAAGATCTTGGAGCATGTCCCATTGGACAAGGTCATGCGTATCGTGGACAACGAACAACGGCTCGTGGTTCGTTAATTTTACTCGTGGTTCGCTAGCTAGTGTACCTTGAAAAAGTTTTACGGCTGACTGACAACGGCTCGTTGTCATAATAAATTTGGAGCCGTAATTGGTCAGATGAAAGGCGACTTGGTGGGCTGAAAACACTATCGTATCGGAGGCATTTGTTACTTTAAGTTCCACTGTAAAAAAATGGCTATTGGCTTGGCTTCCAATAAGGTCTGGGAAGCCTCGATTGACAGAATTTTCTATTCTATTCCAACGAATTCTGGGGGTACGTTGTTTAATGAGTTTCCATAATTTTGTTTCGTTTTTACCACTCATTATTCAACGGAACATTCCTTTATTACATTTGATTATTTAGCGAGAGAGAGCATACTCAGTAGCCACAGGTTTAAACTGATTTTGGATATCCTCGGCTGTACACTCCCTCTCCATTAAATGCTTGAGGCTACTCGTCAGCAGTCTAACCTTGCACTTAAATATTTTAGCGAGAGAGTTGCAAGTTGCGGTACCTTAGATTGCCTCTCATATGTATCTTACAACTCTCTCTTTACGGCCTTGCGACCTTGCACCTTGGACTACCCTTTCGTTTGTTATATAGACACTTATTAATGTGTCAGCATTCCAAGGCTTGGTATCTGGTGATTGTTCTGTTTCATTTGTGTTCTGTTCAATCAACAACATAGGTATTAAGATGTACGCCTATGTAGAACCCAGAATATTGTATCGAGAGTTGCAAGTTGCGATGTACTCATGTTTATCTTACAACTCTCTCTTTTCCTCTAACAAGGAATATTTTTTATAGTCTTTGTATCCCATAATGTCAAGTACTTTTATATATTTTTTTAAAAATAATTAGTCCTTGTTGTCTGGTGTACTCTGGTTCGTTGTATGCTCTATGCTCTCTGTTTGTCCAACGGAGCCATCTATCAAAATTTTCATCTTTGGACTGTTCGTTGTTGTATTCAAACTTAAGATCACTTTCCATTATACAACGTCCTCTCCATCTACTAGCACCAACGTAGCTGTTTGATAGCTCTTGTAGTCTAACCCACATAGTTCGCCATCTATCGAAAGTCCACCTTCTTTAACCAAAATTTCTCTTGCCTTCTCTTCGCTGTCTGCTGTAATTGTGTACCTAAACCAAGCGGGTACTTCAAACTCGTATGTCATACTCCCCACCCCCAAAAAATAATAGCTCGTACAGGGAAGTAAACGGCTCCCAAAATAACTACAATGTACAACCAACCCATATTGCTTATATAACGAGTATATTTTTTCATTCAGCTTTCCTTTTCCATTGATTAAAAAACGTTTTATGAACCCAATTTAAAACTAATTGTTTGTCTTCCTTTGTTTTAAATTCAAGGTCATTAAGTATTGGCATTATTTTATTTGCGTGTTCATTCATTTTGCCAAAGTCTTTTCTAATATTAATATATCTATTATACATTTATTGTACTGTCTCCCCTTGTCTAAGTTCAAAACCAATTATCTTTTCTACCTCAAACAATGACCACATGCTAGATACTACAATGTCATCATGTAAGTCCGATAGTACCTCATCTACTGTGACTAGTCCGTGTCTAAGGTGAGTAATTTTCTGATTGATACGTTCCTCAGATAAATCAAACATCTTTTGTTTGTACATGCTCATTGATCGTACCCCTCTATAATATGATTATCAATATCTCTATAAATGTTAGCGATTGTTTCGTCAGACAACACAACACTATTGAACACTTTGGATACATCACCATCAAATATCACTTCAACTTTGATCTTGCTTAGTTCGTATCTTGGCTCTGCATTATGCTTGTCATCTAACGGAATTGTGTCGCCATTGTAGTCTACTTCATACATATTACTCATCATACCCCCCATCATATTCGCATTCAAAGTCTTCTTCTCCGTATTGACGGAAATCGTCTTCCTTGATTGTCGTAAGCTCTTCAACATTAATTTCATTTGACTCACAACGAACCCCTTGAAACAATATATTCTCTCCATCACCAAAAGATTTATCAAACCTGTTATCAAACATAATATCAGTAGCTTCGTCTTCACTATCTGCCATAACTCTATAATGCTCGACAAGGTATTCGCCTACTTTTATGTCATAGATTTTTTTACCTATGTGTTCTTTTTTTATATCTAATTTACTCATTGTTCTTCCTTTCTATAATTCTAATATAAAGATCAACGTCTTCTTTCTTGGCTTCTTGTTCGTCATTAAAACAGTCAATATTAAATCTGTCTAAAATTTGTTCAAACTGTTCTAACATCTCGTAGTGTCCTTCTTCAGCAGAATAAACTTGTATATTGAGTTCTTTCATTATCTAACACTCCGCCTCAAACACACATTGACTATTTTCTTCTACACATTTTAAAATTTTTTCACCTAATTCTAATCGTGCATACCACTCGAGCATTGTCCCGTCTGTTAGATTGATCTCTTCTTCTAACATCTTGTCGTTATAGCCGTCATTCTTTTCAAAAAAGTCGTCCAGTTTTTTCTTCCAATCCCCTAATCTTTCTTTGCACTCGTCAATGCCTCTTTTTATGTCATCTAAGTTATCTTCATCAAAATAGTATTCTAGTAAACTAGGTGTCGTACCTTCAACACCAAAAAAATCTGCGTCATTACTATCTTGAACAGCAACCCAAAATTTGCCTTCTATGTCACCATGAAAATATCTACCCATCATTCTTCCTTTCTAATAAATTATTTTGAATCATAATCTGATTTGTTTCCCATAGTCAATAGCATTTTATAATTATTTTATTTTTTTTATTGACTTTTTCCACAACCACTAGATATAGTAGCTTCAAGGAGAACAGATACTAGATGTCGAGAAGAAAGCACCTTACACCCCAACAACTAAAATTCGTTAATCTTTTGGTATACAACGAAGGACGTTTAACGGCTACAGAATGTGCTGTCCAAAGCGGTTACGCTAAAGAACGAGCAAGGTCGTCAGCTAGTGAACTACAGAATTCAAATTACTATCCTCTCGTTGTACAAGAAATCAACAAGCTCAGAAAAGAAGTGAACGAGAAATATCGAGCATCTCTGGAAACCCACATGCGCGATTTAGCGGACATCAAGCGTAGAGCACTAGAAGAGAACTCATTTTCGGCGGCTGTACAAGCAGAAGTTGCAAGAGGCAAAGCGGCAGGACTGTACCACGAAACTAAGACCATCATGCATGGAAAGATAGATCAGCTATCGGCTGAAGAAGTTCGCAAAGAACTAGAGTCAATAGCCAACCAAATCAATCCAAAGATTGTTGAAGGCAAGGCAGAAGAAATTATAAACAAGAGAAAGATCAAGCGTAATGAAAAAGAAAAGCAGACCACAAGTAGTGAAGACGCCTGAAGGCGAACCAGAACTAGTCAAAGTAGGCTATAGAGACATACGAATTGAATGGGTGGCGCCCGATTTTAGGACAGATGAGCTCACAGACTGCTATGGGCAGTACAAATCTAGAGAAGGACTTATTCAAATACAACATAATCTGTGCGGACAAGAGAAATCTAACACTTTATTACACGAAGTAATGCACGCGTGCGCTTACGGATCCGGCCTCAATCAAGCTAACGGCCCTCTCAAGGAGGAGGACGCTGAAGAACTTACAATAAATCAGCTCAGCAACTATCTAATGGGTGTCTTCAGAGACAACCCTTGGTTCCTTGACTATCTAAAGAAGAACATAGAAAAAGACCTCTAAGAGTATTTCTGCCAGAAATATTTTTAAACAAAATAAAGTTCCGCCCACACGACTCTACAGTAAATTACCTGTAATATGCTAAAATTACCTGTAAATTACCCTAAAATTACTTTAATAAACTGTATTAACCTATTGATATATATACATTACGTATAAAAAATTACCAAATTACCTGTAAAATTATTTTTTTTCTCGGTCAGAATATTTTCTGGCAAAAAAACTCTATAGAGGTAATTTTTGTCCCTTGGCCGTAGACCGTGAGCCGTATACCGTAGACAATGAACCCCCATCTATTCATCAAGACCATAATAATACCATATATCGCTGACTTGATCGCGCAGTATCTGTATCTCAGATGAGCACCAGTTCACATCAAGGTATCGATATTGATTGATCGACATAGATGTCAACAGCACCATGATCGCAAATAAAAATAATGTTTTCATTTTTTTGCTTTTGGTCTCCCCTTTGGTTTACCAGTATATCTGCTTTTTAGGTGTCCGTGAACCTTTAAATACGCTGTACTGCACCGGTCAGAACAATACTTTTTTTGCCTTTGCCATCTGTTGATTGCGAACTCTTCTTCACAAACAACACAAACTTTGGTGCCTATAATTCCTACCGCATCACTCATAGGCTTTGCCCCATGACTTTTGTATGTACTTAATAAACTCCTCATCAATGTCTTTGTTGTAGAACGCCTTCCACAATCGTCTGATCTCATTTGCTGTAAACATAATATTCCTTTCTATGGATAATAAGCCATGACCAATTCTTTATCTGCCACGGCCTTGTCTAAATAAGCTACTGCATCACGAACTTTTTTGCTGACTCCTTTTCCATGGTGATCATCAACAAAATGACACAATGTATTTATTGCCTCACACAATTCGTGTTGTGTGATGTAGTTGTCTCTATCAAAATCTGCGCTTGTTAGCATAAGTATTCCTTTCTGTCTTTCCCCTTATTTAAAGTTCATCAAACCAATAATCATCTTGAAGCAACTCTTTCTCCAGTTGTTGCATTAAATTTAGAAGTTCTATGATTTTATCTTTACTTATATTGTTTAAATCTATTTCTATTGTCATGTTACTCCTTCTTTGCGCTGTCTCGTTTTGGGTTTTCATGTCAAGCATTGCTACACTACTAAAGCCAAAACGAGAACAATTAATGTACTATATAATGCTAGTTCTTATATCTGTCAAGTATTTTTTATCGTTGTCTTCCTTGACCACGATATGGTTTAAAAGAACGGCGCTTGCTCTTGTTCATTGTGCTTGTGATGGGGTTGCGGCCTTGACTTGTGCCCTTGAACGTTGGTTCGTGGTGCGTTTCTCGTTGAAATTTTTTAGCCACTAGATAATACCACTTTTGCGCGCTTCCATAATCTTTTGTTCGGCAAGTGCGGCCTCTTGATCGCGTTGAATTTTTTTGCGCTTCTCTAATAAAGCATACAGATGCCCACCCCAGATAGTCTTCATACTGACGGGCGTTGTAAGGTCATCATACTTTTGTTGCAGTCTTGTTATCCTGCGGTTCAATGTGATTTGATCTTTAAGTCTTTTGTTAATCATTGGTTCTCCCTTCTACGTTGACATGATATACTAAAACCTCTGCTGTACACTTAGGGCACGATAAGTTTGTGACGACCATGTGCTGTTCTTCTTCGTTGTCTTCCCACTCGGTGTCGTGATCACCACCCCAAATCAATTCGTGTCCACAGCTCCAACATTTCATTTGTCTATACACAATCCGTTATCTAAAACTATTTTTTCATCTGTTTCAATCCAGACTCTTGCACCACAAGATAAAGGCTTGTCCTTAGCGTAAACCACTTTAGATGGCCCTTGTATGTCCACTTCATGAGCATAATTATTTGACTTGTACGTTTTGACTGTCAACACAGGCTCGTTAGTGTTGTTCTTTTTATTGCTTCTTATCTTATGCATATTTACATGTATTATTTTTTTCATCTATAGTTCTTGTATTACAATTATTAAACGATACTTTTCTTTTGCACCTATAATAGTGTTCGGTACAAGATCAATCTTTTTTATGTCAAATGATGTGTTAGGCCGTGAACCAAATCCCATGGGTACAGCAAGAGATACTCTGGCGTTCGCACCTTCCGGGCTTGTACAAAACTTTTCTAATACAGACACTAGTTCTTTTGTTGTCCAACGTACGCTCATAAATCTTCCTTTCGTTCCTCTGATTGCAACCAAAATACCAATAGATAGCGATCACCGTCTTCGACTGGTAAACCCCTGTGTAAGTGAGTAAAACTAGGAAAAATAAGACCATGTCCGTTAGGCAACGGCGGTACAACTCCTCGTCCAAAGAACTCTGTACCTCCACCTTTGTAATCTCCGGTGTTCAACGGCACCACCATACTGATGTCAGCGCTCGTGTCATGGTGCCATGCTGTCTGACTGATGTCTCGTGGGTTGTAGTTCGCGACTTGAATGCCACCGCCCACAACTTCTCTGTTCCACAACGTTTGAAAGACCACATTGATTTTAGAGATAACAAGTTTCATTAACGACAGATACAGGTCTCTCGCATCATTTTGTAAAACAAACTCATTGATCTGATGTTGTTTTAGTTCGCTGTAGTTTGGTTCAAATGTAAATTGTTTTTCCATGTTCCGCACTTCGTCCATGAATACAGAGCAAAACTCTTCTGAAAAGATAGGCAAGGTAAACACCTCATTCAACGGTTCGTTGATCGTGTTTCGTAGTTTGGTAGGCTCGGGATCTTCAAGGCCTTCTTCGTTCTCGAAACGTTGCATAACCGGTAGCGCACCATTGATCAAAGGCAATGTCTTATCATCGATGAACCATTCAGAGGCCATCAACAACAACGCGTTCTTGTAGATGTACGGTCGCCCAAAGTTTTTTTGAAATCGTGGTAGTTCAGTTATGTTATACATCGTGTTCGTTGTAATATTTTTCGCATCGCTTTAGCCATTTGTATTTGTAGTCATCTAACCGTTGGCCGTTGATCGTGAACATTTGTAGATCCATACCACGCGACGCCATGAGAACCACACCGGCTTTCATTTCTGTACCATACAGTGCATCGTGCGCCATGCAGTACGCCGCCAACTGTGTAAAGTAATCATCAATCCACTCTTCTTTCTTCGGTTTGTTTGTCTGCTTAAAATCAATAACTGCGGGCTGTTCACGCCAAACTCCTACACAGTCTGCTGTGCCACCATAGAACGTGGGGTAGTAAAGAGGAACTTCTGTGCCCCAGTATTCGTCCATTGATGGTAAAGCATTCTTAATAATTGTTTGTGCCATTCTCTTGGCTATAATACCAATATTACTTTTATCATCATAACCAACACCCTTTATATGACACTCGAGAAATTTGTGCATAGCGGTACCAACAGAAGCCGCTTGATGCATAACTGCATCTGCTTCTGCGTCGCCAACTTTGTCTCTCCATCGTTGAAGACCCGCCTTATCTTTCTCATCTTTTGTTGCAGATATAACCGTTGTGACCGAAGGAAGAAGTTTGTTCTCTCCCTCGTAATATCGTTTTCCGTTCACCTTCTTACGTCGAACATCTTTGTAGTCATAACGTTCGGTGATTAATGACTCAAGATTTTGAATGGCCATTCAATCCTAGTTGCTTTGCTTTCTGTGTTGCTAGGTGCTCAATGGTCTTAGCCAAAGATACTTTCATTCCTAACTCAGTTGATAACGCAGCAGATACTGCCTTTAGTTCTTTGTATGTCTTTTTATTCACAGAGACAGAACTGTACTTAAGAATGTCGGGCATTCTTGTTCCTTTCTTTATGTATTTCGTCCTTTATCTAACGTTAGAGAACTTTTTAGGACCTGTTGCTTGCTCTAAACAAACTTTTAGCTCCTTTAATTGCTCAGTCAAAGAACGATTTTGTAGTCGTAAGTGTTCGTTCTCCATAACCAAAGCGTTTTTCTCTGTCCAGTTGTTTAAATTGGACGCTAAATTATCGTTATAATCCATGGAAACCTCCATATTTTATTGTAATCTACTACTAGATGTAGTAGATTATGGAAAATTGTCAACAAAAAAAGGAAGAATTATGAGATCAGAATTAGCAGACCGTAGGCCGTGTTACGCATTCACTATACAAGACAACAATGGAACACCATACAGACTCACAGTTTCGTTTGAAAATGATGTTGTTAAAGAGGTTTGGATCAATGGTGGAGGCAAAGCCGGGACAGAACGGTTTGATATATTAACTGAGTTTGGAAGATTAGTTTCAGTTGCATTGCAAAACGGTACACCTCTTGAAGAATTAAAATCGTGCGCAACGTTTCATACTGACGGTAGGCCGTCGACAATTGTTGGTGAAGTATTTAATCAGTTAGAAAAACTTAGTTAACTTTGTCAGGGTCAAAGTCAGGCTCAAAATCAATGTCGAACTCAAGTTCATCGTCTGGTTCAGGTTCTTCATCTTCTTTGTATTTTTCAAAGATTACTTTTAAACGTGAATCTAATTCTTTCATGGCCTCTGCTGTTCGATCAGAATTAAATGTAAATAAAATTTTATTGTCATCCATGGTCTCAGCCACAGCGAGAGGTATATAAATTAATTTACCATTTTTAAACTGTTTAAATTTTTGATGACATAATCTACAGAAATAAATGTTGTCTTCAAGGGGTTTCATGTGAGTCAAATGACTACAACCCGGACATAAGCAGACATTGATAATGTTATCCTCAGTCACCTTTTGCGTCTCCCCAGTTCTTGGCTAGAATGTATTCAACCTTACTGGGTACATGCAAAGGCGAGTCTCCCGGCATACAGTCTTCCATTTTTTGTGCAATCATTTTTGCTTGCTCCTCACTCTCAATTGAGATGTTAAGTTCATCATGAACTTGTATATGTGGTATGATACCATCTTGTTCATACAAGTCCACCATTGCTTGTTTGGTTTGATCTGCCGCAGACCCTTGAATTAGTTTGTTTAATGCTTTGTAGGTGTAAGCTTTTTTATAATTATATTTGCCCCACTCTGCCTCTGCTTCTTTTTCTGTTTTAAAAAATCCTTTTACATTCCATTGCTTTGAAACATAACCAAAAGAACGACAACGCCGACCACCTATCGTGGTTACAAAACCATTCTCATCCATTGCGCCCATAGCATATTGAGACAGTTGTTTCACAAAAGGAACCTTTTGATTGTATTCATCGATCAATTGTTCAGCAGTCTCTTGATCAATGCCTAGTTCCTCTGTAAGTTTGGCTTTACCCATACCATAAAATAATCCTAAATTAATTGTTTTTGCAATCTTACGATCAATGCCCGCCATCTTAGCGACCATAGTGTGGAAGTCAGCATCTCCCTTGCGATACCCTTTAATAAATTCTTTGGTGGCCATCGTTGGCCGTTTTGAGTTGTGCGTATACCCATCTACTTCATTAACTTTCTCTGCAAAATGCACCACCAGTCGTGGTTCTTGCTGTGAATAGTCAAAGCTTCCCCATTGTGTTCCTTCTTCTGGTATAAACAAAGAACGTATTTTGTTTTTAATGTCTTCGTTTCGTGCAGGAATCTGTTGCAAATTAGGTTTGCTGTAACTAAAACGTCCAGTCACAGTTCCGCCGTTGTCACTCCTCATCTGATGTATCTCAGAATGAATGCGTCCTTTGTGTTGATGTTTTAATATACTGTCAATAAATGTTGTGTGCGCCTTGTTTGTTTCTCGTGCTTTAACAATTAATTTTGCTAAAGGAGATCCGTTGGTGTTTAAAAAATTTTTTGTGAAAGAAGGTTTTCCTGTTGGTGTTGTTTCATACTTCACATTCATATTATCAAATGCTTTTGCAACAGAAGCTGCGGCCCAAATATCAACGTCTACATTTGATAATTTTTTTATCTCAAACAATGCTTGTTTTTCTTGACTCAACAATTCTGCTTTTGCAATCGCGGCTCCGTCAAGATCTACACGAACACCGTGAGCTCTCATGTCTATCAAACAAGGTTGTAGTCTGCATTCTAAATCATAAATTTTATAAAGGTCTTGATCCTCAATTTCTTTTTGGTTGTGAAAGTATAAGTCATACGTTAATCGTGCGTCCATTTCTGCATACTTGCCTACATACATTGCCGGAACCTTGTACATCTCAGCTTTGGGATCAATGCCTTTTGACTTTGCAAACTCCACAAGAACATCTTCGTTCTTTGTTTGTCCCAATTTATCTTTAGCTAAACTGTTTAAAGTAAAAGAAAAACGATTTTCATCAATCAAAGCACTTGAAATCATTGTGTCATGTATTGTACCATTGACGGTTATGCCTGCGTTTCGTAACCAACCTACATCGTAGGACGCATTGTGAAATATTTTAGGCATGGGATAAGATAAAGTTTTCTTTATCCAAGAAATAACTTTATCTTTTTCGTAGTTACCTTCTTCGTGAGCTATTGGGTAGTACCCCTCCCAGTCTGCTGTGGCTAGTGCAAATCCAGTTATATAACCTTTGCCGGTAGCCCAACCTGCTCCATGTGTCATCAAATGTATGTCACATGTTTCTAAGTCAACCGCTAGATAAGGAACTTTGGACAGATCAGGAAAATTGTCGTCAGCAACCCACTCAGTCCATTTAACTTGATTATTCATTAACAATACTCTTTAATTTATTTATGTACCAAATAGATTTATCTAGATCCTCTTGTGCTTTGCCCTTATGTTGATAGCGCCATAAATATTTCATAGCGTTTCCTTGCAAATAAAATTTAAAGCCTTCGCCCAAACAAGATGCAATGGCATCAATGCACTCTACGTCTCCTTGTTTATAATGAGGAGGATGGTTGACGTTATCAACTTTCATTTATGCTACTTTTTTTCTTTCGTTGTATTGCTTGAACACTCTATCAAAATTAAATCGATATGGCAAATCAGAACACATATAAACATACATAGCTTTCTTTGCTCTTGTGCTACCAACATAAAACATTCTTATAATAGCGTCTCGTTCATCAGATTCGCTGCTTCTGTATTTGTTATAAAAAGGTTGCTCCATGTTACCAACTAAAACAACATTATCGTCTTCGCCGCCTTTCATACCGTGTATGGTCGACATCTTGATCGCAGGTTTTTTTGTAAATATATCAACGTTGTTATCAATACAATCTTTTATATAACGAAACTTTTTTTTCCATTCTGGATTGTTCACATTTGAAAAATGTTCCTTCCAATCTATTGAAAAATCAAAGTCAAACATCTCCTCCAATTGTTTCCCGTTGTACAACTGATCTTTGTCTAACCCTTCCAATTGTTTCGGCATAAAGTTTTTTGGTTTGACTAGTGTCCTGTATATAAGAAGATCTGATTTAGAAACGTACTTGCCTTCTTGTAAATTAAAATAACATTTCAACGCTGATAATATTTTAGACCCTACAGGATAATGAACATAACCTCTAGCAGTGGTTTGTTTAAACCATAATCTTTTTCTCATCATTATGTTTTTCATTTCATCCATAATCCGTGAGCCGGTGACCATGATTGTCCAAGACTCACCATTGTCTACCGGTATTGACATAAAGCTACCTGTGTATTGCAAGTAACCTTTCTCTTCTTTTTTTGCAACATACTTTTTTTGCTGTCTTGTTTTTATAGTTTCACTAATCAAACTTGCAAAGTCTATGTGCTCTTGAGACAATCTATGTGATTCTGTTAAAGAAACATTTTCGCATATGTTTGAGTATTTATTTAGAAAATAATTAACTTCGCCTCCGTTCCAATCAAAAATTGCTTGATCATCATCTCCGGCGATGTACAAGTAATCAACAGAGTTTTTCTCCAACAGTTTGTCAATGACTTGCCACTGGCACCACGAGGAATCTTGAGCTTCATCTAAGAATACAGCTTTGTATTTTTGAAACTGATTGGCTTCCAAAGCAAATAAAATTTGATCTGTAAAATCATGTAACTTATTGTTTTCTTTATACTTATGCCAGCTTTCTACATAATACTTAACATACTTCCATTTGTAATTTCTTTCGTTAATCTTTATAAAAGATTGTTCCAACGAAGTGTTTGATACCCTTTGCAGATTGTAAAGTTGCACAATAAAATTATTGTCGTGATCTCCTCCGTACTCTTTTTTTACATCGCCTCGTTCTGATTTAGCCCAATACTCAAAGTCTGATGATTCAACTAACTTTGAACTTTCGCCCTTTATGTATCGATTACACAAACCGTGAATCGTGGCAAACGATTCATAGCCCTCTGTCTTTTTAAGAACTCCTAAACGTTCTCTTACTTCGTCAATACCTTTGTTTGTAAATGTGATGTAACAAATATCTTTTGGATGTATTTTCTTGTTGTCAATAATATCCATTAATTTTGTAATTAAATAATTTGTTTTACCTGTTCCCGGAGGACCAAATATTTTTTGTGCTTCTATCATTAAAACGCCCTTTCTTTTATAATTTCTTTTGGTTCAACGTTGTCTCCTGAAAGATCAAACAATCTTGAATCTACCACCCACACGTGAATAGTTTTTTTATTTACAGTTTTCTTTGTCTGCTCTCCATTCAAACCCGGATTTTTAACTCGTTCTGTTTTACCATCAATCTGTATTTCGTACGGCTTCTTTACAAAATCATATAACAAAGAAGATTCTTTTTGTGTGTCTCTAATAATTTTTGTTGACACCAATGCCGAACGCAAATCTTCAAACTTAAAGAATATTTTATTTTTCTTTTCATCGTAGAAAGAACTACCTTGCAATAAACCTTCAACATCATCTCCACGTCCTGTGCCAGACAACCAGTCCTCAACTCCTTTGTATATTCTATTGTTTCTTCCAACACCTTCTGGCAACTCCATAATATCTAAGTGCTCTCTCATGTGATGATTAATATATGTATCAAAATCGTCTGCGCCCATTCGTGCAGGCTTAAAATCTAAGGTCACACCAACTTTTTTCCTCCAATTTTTTTCTTCAAAAATGTCATCAACTTCTGCTTTCATAACAACACCGTTCTCAAACGTCACATAATAAAAAACAGGGTCATCTAATACTTTATGTATCTGAGATATGTCTGTTTGATTATCGTCACCGTCCGTTGTCCGTGTTACGCCGTACTTTCTAGGTATACACTCTTCACGATTGCAGTAACTTTTCATAGGCTCTTGCTTACACAGATAGTGATAGCTTGAAGTGCTCTCTTCGTCTAAGTGTTCTCCCTCTTCCGTGATAGAGTTTACTGAGGATTCTGTATGACTTGTGACTGAAGAATATATTCTAGACACCTCTGTTGGTGATAAAGGATTTGTTATGTATTTTTGATTTGCTTCTTGAAGTTTAGAAAACCAGTCCTCTCCGCTCTCTTCGTACATTTTTTTATACATTACAGCCACATTAAAAAGATACATGTTACGACCGCCTTCAGCGCAACCACGAAGAGCTATACAATTATTACACGGAGGACCATCAGGAAATACAGTGTCAGTTTTTATTACAAATTTATCTATTGATTCAACAAGTGTGTTCTCGTACACTGCAAAAAATTCCTGCAACGACAACTGTTTTATTTTCTCGTTGTCATCCAACACCATCGCATAACGATCTGGATTATCCGCATTAAAATACGGAGTGTTGACGTAGTTGCCGAAGAAACCTGTCGGTAATTCACTTTGCTTTGGAAATATCTCTTGACCTTTAAATCCAAGCAAAGAGGCGGCCTTGTCTAATTTCTTTCTCAATGCTTTTGCTTTGACAGGATTTTTAAAAAATATGTAAACGTGAGCTCCACCACTTTTAGATTTAAAAACAATAAAAGGAAGCTTTGCTCTTTTGATACTTACAAGAAGTTGCCTGTGATCAAATCCTTTGTAACTATCAATATCAATGCACCCCCAAAAACATTCGTGTTGTTTGTTAATTGGAATGACACCTATACTTTGAACACCATCTAGATGATTCTTCCATAGTGTTTCGTCTTCAGATAACACCTCTCCCTCTGGCAGAGGCAAGGTCTTACAAGAACCTTTTGCTTTTCCTCTGGAGTCTACTTCTCCAGATGGAACGTAGGTGCCGTAAGCGTTCTCGTTTCCTTTGAATACTTGTCTAATAAATAATCTATCTTTCATGAACCCCACAAAAAGAAAGGGCGGCTATCGCCGCCCTGTTCTAACTAAAACGCTTTCTTTTGTGAGACTTGCGCTTCGTCCGAGTGCTCCACTTTCACAGCGTTTTTATTAACGCCTTGTGCGAAATGTTTTGCGGCATCATACACGCCCTGTGACTGAACTGGGCCAATCTTAAAGACTTCCCAACCAAACCACGTTCCTTTAGAATTGGACTGCGGTATAGTTTTAATTCTGTACACATGACTGTATGATGGTGGGGTAAAAGATTTACCGTCCGGACCCTGCATCTTAACTTGAAGCATCATAGAGTTCCACTTACGAGAAACTTTTCTTTGTGTTGATTTCATAGTAATCAAAGCTTGTTCAAAGCCTCCATCACCATCTAAGACCAATACAAAGTGATTTGCAGTTTCTTCTACAATGTTACCGTTCGGCAACCTGTTTTGAAAACCTGCGTCTCTCGGAGCTTGACTAATGTCATAGTCAGAGTCGTGAATTGCAATAGGAGCTCCGCTCCCTGTGCCTCTCTCGCCCCACTCTATATACTCTCGTTTGTAGAAACAAGGAACGATATCGATCCCTTCTTCTCCGTCATAGAGTTTGCCACTAACACTATTATAGATCATGCCGGGTTCAGCACCTTCCACAAAATTGTTACTGGTCTTGTTGCACTGCGGCGATAGTTGGCTCAATACTTTTAAGAAAGGCAGTGCCAAGTCATCTGCGGAGTTCACGTTTTCGAGCCCCGATAATGATTCAGCGTCTGATATGATTGAGTCAAGACTAACTGCAGTGAGTGCTTGCCCGTTGCTTTTTGTTTTTGCTACTTTATTCATTGTTATTTTTTCCTTATAACTTTTGCTTGTCTACCCACAAACGTTTTAAATATCTCTTCTGGTGGTAGAGCCGCACCTTTTTCGTGCAGTTCCCTAAGAGTTGCTTTTAGAGTCATAGGCTCAACTTTTAAATTTTGTTCAACCTCATACCCATTTGCGGTGGCTAACTTGGCAAATTCCAACGCCTTCCCGTCTTCGTTACGTCCAAACCTAGCGGCAATCTCATTCTTAATAAGATCACCAAGGTTGTTGTCTCGAAGCCATTGATACGCCGTGGACCGTTGATCGGGGTCCTTTGGTATCGTAATTCCATAAAAATTCTTTATGTCAATTGAACTACCGTCATTCAGTTTCAACTGCGATAAATTTTTATCTTGCATCCATTCTGGAATCTTGACTTGCCTAATATCCAGAGCGTGCTCTTGTTTTTGTTTTAATAATTCTTTTAGTGAATCAATCTCTGCTTCTGTGTCAACTAACTCTTGACAAAGTGCACCGATTGTTGCGGCATCGTCGTTTGTGACTTGCTCTATTTCATCTTCTTTAAAATTGATCTTCTCCATTATTCTCTTCTTTCTGATATAAGTTTACACTCAATGGATAATACTTAGCAGATTCTCGATCCCATTTCAACATCTTAAATTTACCGTTGTTGATATCGGAAACTACAGCACTAGTAGCAGCAATGATAGCAGGATCACCCACAAGAAGTAGATAATCTTCGTCATTAAAATTTTCAAGTTTCTTTCTAAGTTCATGTATAAGTGCACCGGCACTATATACCAACTGTGCTCTTTCTGTAAACAAAAATTTTACATCTCCAAAAGGTAATGCTTTCATCACATCCATTTTTGGTGTACCTCTTGATGTTCCCGGTGGTTCTTGCACACAGTAAACTGTCATATTTTTCTTTCTTGACTATTTGTAAATGTTTCTTATTATATATTCTTTAGAAAGAAAGACAATATATGAATTACAAGTTCAAAACGAAGCCGTACAAGCATCAATTGACGGCTTTGAAAAAAAGTTGGGACAAGAAAAACTACGCGTTATTCTGTGAGATGGGTACGGGTAAGTCTAAGATATTGTTAGATAATATAGCTATGCTGTATGATCACGGAAAAATAAATGCCGCTGTTATTGTTGCACCAAAAGGTGTTTACAAAAACTGGGTAGAACAAGAGATACCTAAACATATTCCTAAACATATACAATGCAGAACGTTTTATTGGGTAGCACCTAGTTCTCGTTCTAAAGATGATAAAGAAATGTTGTCTCAATTATATTCAAAAACAAGAGATCCTCACCTTACATTTTTTGTGATTAACGTAGAAGCGTTTTCTACTAAACCCGGTCGTGATGAAGCTGAAAAATTCTTGTGGGCATATAAAGCAATGATGGCAGTAGATGAAAGCACATCTATTAAAACGCCTACGGCTCAAAGAACAAGAAACATATTGTCTGTTGGCATGAACGCTGAGTATAAAAGAATTATGACAGGAAGCCCTGTTACTAAAAGTCCTTTGGACCTGTATTCTCAATGTGATTTTTTAGATTCTGAATTGTTAGGACAAGATTCTTTTGTAGCGTTTCGTAATCGATACGCTCACATGCAAACAATTAATGTGAACGGACGTTTTGTAAATATAGTAAGGCCTCACGACAGCTACCGTAACTTGGCAGAACTATCCGATATTGTATCTCAATTTTCTTACAGAATATTAAAAGAAGATTGTTTGGACTTACCAGAAAAAGTTTATCAAAAACGTATTATTGAAATGACACCGGAACAAAGAAAAACGTATGATTCGATGAAAGCAATTGCACTGGCAGAACTTGACGGTAAAGTTTGTTCTACGATGAGTGTGTTGACACAGCTGTTAAGACTTCATCAAATAACATGTGGCACATTTAAAGCTGATGATGGAACAATTAAACAACTTAAAAACAACAGAATGTCAGAACTGATGTCTGTTCTTGAAGAAACGGATGGCAAGGTCATAATATGGGCAACTTACGTTGCAGACATAGAAAATATAGTTGCTGCTTTAAAAAAAGCTTACGGAGAAGCCTCTACAGTGGCATATTACGGTGCAGTGAATGCAAAGGTCCGCCAAAAACAAATCACTCTGTTTCAAGAGAAAAAAGGCCCTACACGCTATTTCGTTGGAAACCCCTCTACTGGAGGGTACGGAATTACACTTACAGCGGCTAACACGGTAGTATACTACTCAAACAGCTACGACTTAGAAAAAAGACTGCAATCAGAAGATCGCGCGCATAGAATAGGTCAAGAACATAAAGTTAATTATGTGGATTTAATATGTGAAAACACTGTTGATGAAAAAATTGTGAAAGCATTACGTTCTAAAATAAATATTGCAAATGAAATATTAGGCGAAGAACTTAAAGAGTGGCTATAAGCAAACAACAAAAAGGTATACGCAACGAATTGCTCGCAGCAATAGAATTTTTATCTCGACCCTATCATCATGTCTATTATGATTTAGGAGGCAAAGGTCCTTGCGATCTTGTTGTAATAGATTCAAAAATTGGAACCATTGATTTGTATGATGTGAAAACACATAGTGAACGAATGGACAAAGGCAAAATGAGAAGAATTAATAGAACAAAAAACAAGTCAGCAAAAAATTTAACTGTTAGAATAATATATGTTAAAGAAGTTTCTGGAACACCCACACAATACTCAGTAGAATAGATATTGCAGCGAACGACGCTGCTGCACCCATAAACCACGTCATCATTTGCCTTAATTCAAATGTGTGTTTGTTTATTTTTTCTTGTTGTATTTGAACGTTATCAAGTTTTTCTTCAAACACTTCATACCGTAATTGACATTCAGCCAAGTGTGTTTCTAACGCTGCTTTTGTGTCATCGCTCATGCTAAATCCTTTAAAAACTCATCGTCTCTAATAATTCTTTGCCTTAAATTACCAGAAGATAAACCCCCCAATGGCTGTGTCATGCCAGTTACTTTCGCTGAAGGAGTATTTAACGGTGAACCGCCGGCCGTTGTCCCTTGCCCCTGTATCGCTGTTCTTTGAGCTATTCTTTCGTTTCTATTTTTTTCTTTATTTTTTATTATACCACGAACTTTGTCTAAAGATTGAAGTAAATCTACATTACGATACTGTCTTTCAATAGCCCTTGTTGTGCTTGTTGGAAACAATAATCTTCTAGAAATACCTCTATCTTTTGCAATTTTTTCAAAACGTTGATCATTAAAAAATGTCTCCCATTTTGGAGGAACAAAACGATCTCGTCTTAGTGTTTTTACAATATCTTTTCTTACTTTCCTTTGTTTAAAATATTTGTTTATATATTTTTTTTCAAAACCTAAAAGTTCTAAGTCATTTAATATTTTTTTCATTTCATTATATTCTTTGTATGAACCTTCAACATACTCTTTGTACGCAGAAGCTACAGTATTTGGCGTAACATTTGCTGCAAAAATTTGTGCTCCAGCTCTACTTTTTAAAGTTTGAATAGATCTAAGATGGTTGTTAATACTAAAATTTAAATTATTTTTCATGTCTGCTTCATACACTCGAACTCCTGAAAGCAAAGCAATTAGCTCATCACTAAGATCATATTGTTTTCCGTATGGAGTAACATTCTTGGCAACTGCTTCAGAAACATTTGCAGCTTGAGTAAAAACTCCGGGAGAAATGCCTTTTAACATATGTGTAAACGAACGAACTATTATATCTCCCGCATCATCCACATTTTTGTCCCATATTCTTTTCCCTGTATTTGTGGATCCTCTAAGAACATCTAAAGACCTTTCTGTAAAAATAGCCTCTCCTATAAAAGGTTGAAACAAAGAAGACACACTTTGCAAAGCGGATCTTACGAATCTATCTTCGTGATCTAAACCCATTTTTCCTGTTGCACTGTACTCTCCAAAAAAATTATAAATAGGAGATCGAATATAGTCGTAAGGATTTTGGTAAGCAAAATTTAAATATTTGTATTTTACATTACCGTCTTTATCTTTTTGTTTACCAACCATAATAAGATCACTAAATTGATTCCATTCTGCAACTTGTGATTCTCTCAAGGCTTCGTATTGTTCTTCTGTCATTCCTAACATTTTCATAGAGTATGTTGCTAATATTGGTCCAGAAGAATATCCTGCCATCTGACCTAATAATCTTCTTGATCCCATTTTTCTAACCGCTGTGTTTAATACTTCGTTTTTCGTTGCAATACTTAATTCTCTTCCTGTTAACACAGCTAAATTACTAGACGTTCTTAGTATTTCAGCGGGGAAAGAAATAAAGTTTCCAATTGGAAGACGTCTTAGTTCTCTAATTGCTTGAGAAACATACGAGTAATTAGGGTATGTATTCTTTACATATTCTGCAGCAAACTCTTCCATCAGTTCTTTTCTAGCTTTATATTCTGTTCCTAAAGTACCAAATTTTTTTCCGCGTTCTGCTCCTTCTTTTAAAATATTTGGACGACGTTTAAATAAATGAACATGCGCCTCCTCTATAAGTTCTGCTATTTCTTTTTGTGTATAATTTTGTTTTGTTATTGGATTTAAAGAAGTTATATCAGGCAAAGCTTCATTTAATTGAGACATGGTGTACCTGTAGCCATAATCTTTCCAAAAATCATCACCCTTTGAATAAAATTGATTTGCTTTGTTGTATGTGCTTTTAGTAAAATCTGTTATATTCTGAACACTTTTTTCTGATGCGCCTCTTAAAGCTTTAAATTTTTTACTATTGTAGACAGAATTAAATAGCCCGTCAGTAGTCTTATAATTGCTTTTAGTTCTAGCAATGTCTAAAAGAATATCATCAATTTCTCCTTGAACCAAACTTCCTGATGTCACTCCTAATTCTAACTTTCTTCTGGCTTCTTGAGCCATTTTTTGAAGCCCTGCTTGATCAACAACACCTTTTGGAAATAATTCATCTATGTGAGTTTTTAATACGTCTGTTATAGAAAACTCTCCTTTTCCAAAAGGATTTCCAAAATGACCATTATGTAAAGCAAAAAAAGCAGCTGAAGTAAAGTTACGAATCTGTGTAACAGGACTGAGTATAGTTTTACCTATTTGAGTTCCTCCTTTGGCCATTAAAAAACTTCTATAGAAAGGCATGGTCAAAAGAGTGTCTGTCATTTCTCTCATACCATTTAAATTTTGAGCAATTTGTTCCGTAGTGTAAAAAGTTCCTCCTTGTTTTTGAGGATTTATTGCATCATAAATTCCAAACACATCTTCTTCTACAGCTTTTGTTCCTTTAAATTTGTTTGGTCCGGTCAAAACTAATTCTGGAACTTTTTCTATATCTAACCCATATTCTTTTGCCACTTGTCTTCTAAGATCTAATGACACTTCTGCCGTAGCTAAATCTTCCGTTATGCCTTTTTCTTTCATTAATGTTTTAGCATCTTTAGTTGGTTTAAAAAATATTTTTTCCATCCTGTTCGCAACAGCTTCTCCCAAAGATTTATTGTGATTAACTAAACTGTTAATATAACGTTTCATACCTAACTGTTGACCTAAAGCCATATACTTGTCTTCAAAACCTTTTAAAGGAGCAAATTCAGCGCCTAATAAATTTTTTAATCGTAAGGAGTATTTGTCTCCTTCTTTAAAAAATCTTTTGTTTATCATGTCTTTACTTATTGTAGAAAAATATTTTTCTGTTGCACCTTCTTTATCTCCAATTGCTTTCCTTATTCTTAATTCATGAAAAAAAGACCCTTCGCTTCTTTGGTTTTCTGCTAAAGTTATTAATTGCCTTACTTGATTTTTTGCGTTTTCTCTTAAGACTTCATCACTTGTTTTAGTAAATTTTTTTCCTGAATTTTTTGCTTGTGTTTCAAGGTTTTTTTGCCTTGCTTTTAACACTTGAAAAGCTTCTTCTACAGCGGCTTTCTTTTTAATTTCAAATTCTTTTCCTGAAAATTTATACTTAACTCCTTTGTCAAAGGCAGCAAAATAATTTGCTGAGTCTCTTACTAACGTGGCTTCTATAGCTTCGTTTATTTCACTCTTTAATTTTTTTGTAGTTGCCTTGTTTAATTTTTTTTCTTTAAATGCAGCTAGAACAGACTTTGTTATTCTTGTTCTAATGTTTCTTACATTTTTTACAGCGTTTACAAAATTTTCTAACTCTTCCCCTTTAAGTCCTCTATCAATAAACATTTTTTCAAGTTCTTTTAAACGCAAAGCTCCTCCTTCTGCAGCGTCACCACTTAAAACTCTATTCACATCTTTAAGAACCGCTTGTTCCCGTGTAAGTGTAGTAGGGCCAGTTGTGTTTAAATTTATTTTAGAGGTGTTAGCTACAGCCTTTACTTGTTCTGATAGTTTCGGTAAAAATATATTTAAATCACTTCTAATTGCTTTTAAAGCATCTGTTGCTCCCGCTAATCTAGATTGAACTTCTCTTGGATTTATGCCTTCAGGAGCTAAATAACGTCCAAGCATTGATCTAAATTTTTCGCCTAAAGTTTTTTCGTTTTCTGCAACAAATTTTAATTGTCTTATAGATAGTGGGGCTACTTTTTGTTTTGCAGTTTTAATATATCCCAATGTTTTTCTAGTCAAATCTCCTACTGCAGGTTTTGCAAGAATGTTCTGAAGAGGATTTATAACAAGAGGAGACACAATTTTTCCTGCACCAGACGCTCCTTTTGCTCCTAATTTAAATGTAGTTTTAATTGCAGGGCCAGCTGCAGTTGAAATAAGTCCTCCTAAAACTCCTCCTTCTATACCTGTCAATACTTTTTGTTTTAAAACTTCTTCTGCCTTTTCTCTTCCTTCCTTGCCTTCAACTTGAGTTTCATAGTCACTATAAAGACCAAAAGCTTCTCCTAATGTTGCATCTCTAGCTGATCCAGTAACAGAGTCCGCAATAACAGCAGGTGCTCCGTAATATCCCATTTTTCCAGCAATTCTAGATGCAGTGTTAGCTTTGGTTGCACTACCGAGATCGCGCATTTTTTTCATTGCTCCCATTTTACTACCAATCTTTAACGCTGCTCCGTAAGGAACTCCGTATTGAAGAGCAATTTCTACAAATTTACCAACTCCGTCAGTAACATTAATTTTTGGGTAATTTTCTTCTAATGCAGTTACAAGGTTTGTGTCAGCAGCATAATCAACAAACCCCGCTCCTAACTCTAAAATTGCTTCAGGTATTTTTAAAAGACCTGATGCTACTCCTAAACCTATATTTTCAAAAACATTAAACTCAGGACCTTTGGTCCCTTCTTCAGTGCCAAATAAATAAAATCTGTCTTTCTTTGCCATTACAACATTCCATCTGTTGAGGCCTCATCTTCAGCAAGTGGCATAGTTACTTGAACATTATATTTTTGTTCAAATCTATTTAAATCTTCTATGGTTTGCGCTTCTGCTAAATCCATCAATGCTTCTGGACTGTTGACTAATAGTCTTACAACATCGTCGTTAATATAATCTGGTAACTGAGCTCTTAATTCTTCAAACGTAATGGACTCTGTTTCGGTTTGCGCTGTTGGAGCAATTTGATTAGGAGCTGATAAAAGATCCGTTGTCGCTTGTCCTCCCACGTTTAAACCCACTCTACCTCCTTTAGCACTAGGTGTTCTGTCTGGCACAGCAAATGGGTTTGCAGTAACAGTGTCTGCCGTAATTGTTTTGTCAAGCAAACTATCAGAAGAGCCTCCAACAAGGCCTTTTGTTGCAACTTCAAATGCTTCTGCAAAACTTGCACCTTTGTTTTCACTTATATAGTCCGCTATTTGTTCCATAAGAACATCATTTCCCATAGCCTGTAAAATCATATTGTTTTCAAAATCAGTGGTTCCTGTTAAAAGCTCTAAAACTTTTTGTTGAGGAATACCTCTGTTAATAAAGTATTCTGCTAATTCAACTTGAGCTCCCGGTCTTTCAGGAGTTAGTCCTGTGTCGGCTCTAGTAGCATATCTATCGTAGACATCTTTATCGTACTCAGCTTCCGTTGCATACAGTTCTTTCATAGGATCTTGAAAAGATTTTGCTAACATAGGAATTAAAGATTGTCCTCTTTGTACAGGATCTGCTGCTCCTATATTTATTAAAGATGTATTTAAAGCTTGTTTTTTTGCTTTCTCATCTATACCTAATTGTTCTCGAGCTCCAAGTATTTTGTTAATGTAGTCTTCTCTAAATTCATCTGTTGTCTGATCTCTTCCCATTAAACTGTCTCTATCAACAAGAGAAGTAAGTCCTGCATCAGTTTCACCACCGCCAACATCTTCACTACCACCAACATCTTCACCACTTTCATCTAAAGTAGGTGGTATTTCTATTTTCGCTGTTAAATTACCTCCAGATTTTTCATTTAATTCTGTTTCTTGTTTTTTTATTTTTTCTGCAAAGTCTGTTAAATTTACTTTGACCCTACTGTTAATTGAATTTGTAATTGCTTTTAAAGCATTGTTTATAGTGTAGTCACCACCAAAATTTTGTTGAACTACATCTATTGGAACAGAGTATTTATCAGAGATATCATTAAGAATTGTAGTGTTAAGTTCTTGCGCTATTATTTCCTGTTGTTCTTTTGGAAGAGAAAAAAAAGTTTCTTTTAAATTTCTATCATTTAATTCTTTATTTAATCTAAAATAATATTCTTTTGCCGCTAAACTTAAACTGTTAATATCAGCTGGATTTAACAGAAAAGGTTTATTTCTTCCTTTAAACAAAGATTCTTTAGCTTTTATAGTTTGCCCTTCTGCAACAGTCTGTGAAATTAGGTCCCCACCTTTATTCAATTTTACCCGTCCGCCGACCGCGAACTCTTGTCTTTCGACTAACCCAGAAGCTATTCCTGTACCATAATGATGATACGGCGTGTGTGTAAATAATTTTCTATTAAAAACTGACATTATCCCATTTGTCCTAAAGATCTTCCAATTCCAATGCCACCTATACCTCCTTGAAACACGTTAGGCATATTTGGTTGTTGGAACATAGGCATACCAAATGTTGCTTGCTGTAAGAAAGCAGCTTGATTCATAGGTAATTGATATGAGAGTCGTGCTCTTTCAGCATCATAGCCTCTTCTTGTTTGTCCTAAATTGAATAACGCGTTGACGTCTCCTAGTCTTTGTTGCTGCATTTGAGAACCAAGTCCAGCCATTAAACCTGATGCGTTTTGCGCTGCTTGTTGTGATTGTTGAAACCCTTGATTGTATAAATCACCAATGGTGTTTCTCATTGTATTCGCTTGTTCTCCTTTTAACGCTGCATCAAACACAGCTCCACGAGTTCCAGACCCTGCAAATGATCCAGATTGAATAGCTCGTTGATCAGCTTGTGCTTGTTGTAAGCCAAATTGTTTGTTTAAATCAGTCATTGTGTTTTGAACCACGTTTTGAGTGTATGGGTTCATAAATGCAGAAGCTCCTTGAGGTCCCGCGTATTGAGCTGCTTTTTCAATATAAGGCATGTACGAGCCAAGACCTTGAGTTAATATTCCTGCCGCTCCTGATTGATACGGATCAAAGCCCGGAGACATTGCTCCAACATTAACAGGCCTACTTGCAAGATTAGATGCTTGACCGATTGTTTTTTGATAAGCTTCTTGAAGAAACTTAGGCATGTTGGTGTAATCGCCAGCTGGTGTAGCCATAACTTTATCCTCTTCCTTGGTTTTCTAAACTGTGCATCATATTATACATACGTTTTGCACCTTCATTAATACTACCACCACCTGCTGCTCGTACAGCGTCAGCGGTCATTACAAATTCATTTTTCGCCAACATTGCTGGCACATCATCTTTACGTTCTTTTGCTCCCATTGGAATAAAACCTCCACCTCTACCATCTAACTGTTGTCCTTGTGGCACCATTGATGTCTGTGGTATACTACCAAGTCCGCCCATATTATAGTTTGTTCGTGCTTCAATCATACCACCGTCTGCTTGATTTGTCCTTAGATATTGTTGCATTATGTGTAGCAACATTTTTCTTGTTTGTGCATCAGATGCTCCTAACATATCTGCAAGTTCCATTCTATGTTGTGGGTTTCGTACGTCATACATTCCGCCCGCAGATGAGTTCATTATAGATAAGAATTCTCTGTTCAATTGATCGTAGCCGTCTGGAACAGCTGCCGCAGCTGTGTTTCTACCTCCTTCATCTTCATCTTCATCTCCAAATCCAAGTAAATCAGACAGTCCACCTAAAAATCCATGAACTCTGCCGCCATCTTGATAGACAGCTGCTGGATCATAATTTACACTGGCTAATGGGTTTTCTTGTTGTAGTTCTGCTAAAGATTTGTTAAAACCACTGCCTGCTATTTTTTTCTCCATGTCTTTTTTAGCAAAATAAGACTCTAGTGCTCCTGCACCGCCAAACAATAGATCTTTCATTGTTATTCCAAGATTACCTTTTCCAAACAATATATCACTTAATCCGCCACCGCCCGGTCTTCCTTGACCATACTGTTTAATTTGTCTTCCATACTCATCGTACGCAACTGGAGGCTGTTCTCCAGTAAACCCTGTTTTCAATAGATTACCAAATTTACCGCCCTGACCTTGAATGTTTTTAAATATGCTTCCGATTCCTTGTCCTAAATTACTCCCTGCAATTTGACCTACGCCCGGAATGTTTTTTAATCCACCAACTAGTGCATCACTGATGCCCCCACCAAATTGAGGCATTCCCGCACCTTTGGCAAATGACCCTAGGCCGTAGGCTCCAAGCCCCGACATAGCTGCCTTCATTAAATTTCCTTCTCGAATTCCACCTGCAACACCCATCATGGCGCCAAGAGCTGGATTGAACATACCAACTATAGGAGCTAATCCTCCTACTTCTTTTGGTATAACTTTTTTAGCTATTTTCTTTAATGATTTTCCAATACCCATAAATTAACTCGCTGCATAGAGTGGCATGTAGTATGTTGTACCACCTTGTTTAACTTTTATATATCTTGAAATTGAACCAACAGAGCCAGTCTCTACGCTACTACCTGATCCTGCTGTACCATCAAAATCAATAAACGGTGCATCGGTATCATCTTGATCCAATGTAAGGCAGGGATTGCCACTTGACCCTGAGTATTGTAACTTAGCGGCAGTACCGGAAGCGTTGACAGTTAGACCTGACAAGGTTCCTACACTAGTTATAGCAGTCTGCGCTGCTGTGGTCAACGTTAAATCAGACACATATGTCTTAATTCTTGACGCTGTAACCTTCTTATTATCACTGTTAGCGTATGTTTCTGTGCCTAGATTTAAGTCTAACATAAAGAATACATCATTATTGTTAATAGCGTCACCTTGAGTTGTAGCTCCAGCAAGGTCTAATTTTGTTATATCTATATCAGCAACTGAGCTTACTTGAGCGTTAGCTACTGTTGCTGAACCAATTGCTGGTGCTTCAAAACCAGTGTCAAGGTCTAAGTCTTCTGTTGCTACAGCACGATCTATTTCAAGAATGTTTTGCTCAATTACACTTGTAAGAAGATTTATATGCTCACCTAAGACATCCGTTGTCGGTTGGCCGTTAAGCGCTGTAAATCGTGGTAATGATCTAAATCGTGATCCTGACATTATCGTTTACCATCAGGTTGAATGTTTAAACGAATGTCACCAAGTCTCCAGTGTGAACTAGTTGCGTTACTTGATAAGATAACAGACATCTGTCGTCCACGTGCTCTGATACTTGCAAACTCAGTTGTCGTTGCTAATGTTTCAGTTGCTTCTGTTATTTGAGAAGCATTTGGATATATTCTAAATTTTAAATTCATACTGACTGAACCAACTTGATCATCAAAGTCTGGTATAACTTTGTCTACAAACATAATATCGTCACCGTCTTGAATGTCCATTTCTCCAGACGTCAACGTACAAGACATAGCAGATGATTCATCGTCTGTGCCAAACTCGTGTTTGTAAATGTATGAAGACGTTGCAGCAACTGAACTTGCGATAGGATTATCGTAAATACCTTCAGGTGCCCACGCTCCTCTGACTAATGACCCGATAGACCATACTCGTTCTTTATAGTTGTAGATGACGTATTTATTTATATCTTCAGCGTCGTCATTAGTTCCCGCTGGATAAAACCACCATACTTCATTAAACTTAGGATTAATGCCAGCAAAACATTTTATCTTTTGTTGTTTGGTTAGATTATCAAATACATGACGTTCTACTGAACAAGGTATCTGTTGTACACCACCTGCATATTGATAGAAGCCATCATTGCCCATCCAAAACACTGTGCCGTTAAACTCGGCTGCTGCCTGCGGCCCAACAATACCTGCATTTTCTGCAACTTGTTGAAATGCAAACACATCAGGTTGTCCAACAAATGTCATGGTAAATACTGACGTATCAGAAAACAAAAGAATAGCTCCTCTTGTTCGTATGCCACCAAGAAGTAAGTTACCTCCAGTTAAGACTTGTGCGCCTGCAAAGTTAGAAGTAGCAGGAACAAAATCTGTAATGTCTTGAAGATCAGAAAACGCTACGTTCATCGGGTTTGCTGCTGTACCGTCATGTGCTCCATACAGCACTACTTGTCTTGATGCAGAATTTACAATCACGCCATTTGCAGAAGCTGGAACTCCTGTAGTTGTTTCTGTAACAGCATTGGTTGCTGCGTTTGATTGAAAAGCACTTGTATCTAATCTTACAAGTCGTCCACCAATACCGTTGACGCCAATTAAATCTTCACCAAACATATCCAATGTCCATACAGTATTGTATGTGTATGCTCCTGAACTGATCGTTGTGTGTTGTGCACCAGCTGTGTAGTTTGAAGCGGGTGTAATATCTACATAGCTGCCCGCACCATCATCATATAAATAAAGATGACTGTGTGTGCCGATGCCAATATAACGTTTTGAGTTGTTGGCACGAAATGGAAGCAGTGCTCGAACCACTCCACTTGCAATATTGTCAGTGTCTAGTTTTGCCCAACCACCTATTTTTTCTGGTCTATTCTGTAAGAATCTAATTTTATCTGCATCGATATACCTGCCTTCTTGAGAGTAAGCGCTCTCATCTTTAAATATTCCCGGAGCTATTTCTAGTTTTGATAAAGGCATTAGCTTACCCTTATTAAGGCTGTTGTCGCTGACGCTGTTGGTAATGTTATTGTTAATGTGCCACTAGATACTGACTTTGTAGAGCCAAAATCTATGACTGCTATAGCTCTATTACTAGCAGATGAATTGTATATCAAAGCTCCTGCAGCATCACTGATTGTTGCACTTGTAAAAGACACATTGTCAAAATCAACAAAAGCCGTAGTGCCTGATAAGGATACAGCAACGTTTGCAAGTGTTGCACCGCCTGCTGTGTACCCTGTGCCACTTGATTCGTTTGTTGTAGAATATGCTGTAGTCGTTGCACCAAGTGTAGCACTTGACGTAAATAATGCCATCTTTAATGTATGCCCATCAAGGTCATGTAGACCTTGTAGAAGTTCTTGTTTGAATGAATTACATAGTGCTTGTGTTATTGCCATAATATCTCCTTACGGACTAATAGATGTCCATGATTCACCCGTGCCACCTGCGTTGACCGTTGACCATGTTTCTCCTGTCCCTGATGCGCTGATCTCTGTCCATAATTCGACTGAAGTGTCAACGCTACCTGCAAATGATACTACACCAAAAGCGTTTTCACCAAAAGTAGAAGTTTCTATTTTTTGAACAAGGTCGGTTGATATAGCCGAAAGAACGTATACCGGTGACCAATGTTCAGTGGCCATTACTCAGCCTCTTGATCTTCTGACTTTTCCTCAGTTTCTTTATCTTGTGCAGCAGTCTCCGCTCTAAGCACATCCAATTCGGCTTGAAGTTTTGCATTAACATCAAGTGCTTGGTTTCTTTGCTTAGTAAGCATACTTATAAGACCGTTCACATAATTTTGAGTTTTTTCGTCCATTTCTATACCTTTCGTAAGTTATATTAACTATCGTTTAATGTACTTATATCGAACGAATTGTCAACTGTATCTACTGCTGGCGGGTTCTTGTGTACGTTATGTTTTTTATTAAACATATCATCCCAATGTGCCTCGTCCATAAGTGCTAGTATCTCAGCTTTAGTATAGCTACCCGGTGCTTTTGATGGTGTGTCTATCTTTTCAGATTTACTGAATGTATGAGAAAAGTCACCGTCAGTATATTTATACTCAACGGACCATTCTGTTACATTACCATCAGCATTCTTTTTTGGTTTAGCTGATACCCATGTTTTAGTTACTGCCATATTATTCTCCTTTTAGAGTGTTTACTTCATTTTGTAGAGTTGTTACTTGAGCCGACAACTCTTGTACGGCTTTTATTAATGGCATAGTCAATGTTTCATACTGAATAGACTGTTTACTTGAGTATGCAACTTGATGACCAGAAAAACTGACACCAAGTTCTTTACAAACAGCTTCAACTTCTTGAGCTATTAAACCATCAAATACATTATCTTTTTCTTCTTCTTTAATTGGTTCTTTATTGCTATCTTCAAAAATATCAGCATACTCTGCTGGATCACGTCTTTTAAATTTTCGAGGTTTTAGTTTATTTACAAACTCTAAACCTAAATCAGTATCAACAATATCTTTTTTAATTCTTTCATCAGAATATGTGCCAAAAGAAACTTGTCCTTTAATTGCAGTAACAGATGTGTTTCCAATGTGTACTTCATTACCTTGTCCTGATGTTATGCCAGAACCAAGGACTGTTGTGTTATCTTCATTGTCTGCTGATGAATGAGGTCTTGATCCAAAACCTACAATAGTACAATTACTTCCACTTCCTACATAAGAGCCACCAGCATCTCTACCTATTAAAGTATTATTATCTCCTGTATCCATACCTTGAGCGGCAAGTCTACCTACAACAGTGTTTCCAGCTCCGGTTGTTAGATCTTCGGCAGTATCTTGACCAATAATAGTATTAGAAAAACCAGTATTTATATTATCACCAGCTCCATATCCTACAGCAACATTGTTATCACCAGAAGTTAAATTTTGTAATGCAAAATTTCCTACTGCTGTGTTGTATTCACCACCATTTACTCCAACAGACATACTTTGTAACCCAATAGCTACGTTATGTCCTTCATCGTCACCAGTCTTATATGCCTCTCTACCGATAGCAAGTATTCCAGAACCACTTGTATTAGCTAATGCAGCTTCAGAACCAAATGCAGTACATTCGTGAGCTGTGTTTGCTACTCCAGCATTGTAGCCTACCAATGTAGTATTTTGAGCAGTGGTTTGTACCTTCCCAGCACCGTAACCTACAAGGGTTGCTTTAAGTCCAGTAGTCACTGCACTTCCAGCTTCATAACCTACAGCAGTACAAAAGTCAGCAGACGTCAAAGCATCGAGTGCAACATTACCAATAGCTACATTGTATTCACCACCAGCAATATTTCCGCCCAATGCATTTTTACCAATACCTAAGTTGTTTGTTTCAGCATCGTGATGATCACCAGCAGCAGTACCTACAAAAATGTTATCTCCACCAGTTGTGATTCTTTCACCAGCACCTTGACCAATTAAAACATTGTTGTCTGCTGTTGTTTGTTCTAGCCCAGCATCTTCTCCAATAATAATATTACCATCAGCAGATGTCATATTGTAACCAGCAAGTTTTCCAATCACCACATTGTTGGCTCCAGTAAATGTTCCACTTTGTACCGCATAAGTACCGACAATAGTGTTTCCAGCGGCAGTCGTGGTAGCTTGTCCAGCACCAGATCCTATAAAAATGTTATTATCTGATGTTGTTAATGCAGTACCAGCATTGTAACCCAATGCGGTGTTGTTATCTCCAGACGTCAAAGCATCTAAAGTGTAGTTACCGATAGCTACGTTAAATTCTCCGCCACCATTAACTACGTTTAATGCGTTTAAACCAACAGCTAAGTTGTGAGTTTCAGTATCAGAAGTTTCTAATGCTCCACTACCAAACACATTATTTCCTAATCCAGTTGTAATTGCTGCACCAGCCTTGTTACCAACACAAGTTGTATTACTTGCTTCTGTAAGTGCTTGGCCAGCAGTTCTTCCAATTAAAACTGTTTGATTAGCAGTTGTAACCGCAGTTCCAGCTTGATAACCTATTGCAGTATTTTCATCACCAGAAGTCAAAGCATCTAATGAGTAGTTTCCTATTGCTACGTTGTATTCTCCGCCAGCTACAGGGCCACTAAGTGCTAAATAACCAACAGCTGTGTTATGACTTTCTGTATCATATCCATCACCAGCAAAACCACCTATAAGTGTATTGTAAGCAGCGTTAGTTATAGAAAGACCAGCTTGATAACCTAGCATTACATTATAAGAGTCACCATCATAGTTAAGTGCTTTACCAGCTTGAAAACCTACAAGAGTATTACCATCTGCACTAGCCATGGCTTCTCCAGCTTCCATACCAAGAACAACGTTTCCGTTTGCAGATGTAAAAGATAAACCAGCGTCTTTACCAATAACCACATTGTTATCACCAGTAACAACACCATTAGCCGCTGCGTTCATACCAATAATTACATTTGCACTGTGTGTAGTTCCTTGTCTAGCAGCATCTGAACCAATAACAACATTATCTGAATCTGTTAATGCATTGCCTGCTCTGTAGCCAATAAGTACATTGTTTGTGTCATCAGTTAAAGCAGCACCAGCAACGTAACCCATAATAGTGTTGTTGCCTCCAGTGTTTATAGCTCCACCAGCACCGTACCCAATTACACTATTGTAGTCAGCAGAAGTTAAAGCATCTAAACTTAAGTTACCAATAGCTATGTTATATTCTCCACCAGCTACACTACTACCAAGAGCAGCTTGACCAATTGATAAGTTGTTACTTTCTGTGTCAGCACCAAAATTAGCTTGAACACCTATTGAAATATTACTAGCCCCAGTAGTGTTAGCAGATAAAGATTCTTTACCAATTGCTATGTTGTGATCACCAGTTGTAATAGCATCTAAAGCTGAAAAACCATATGCAGTATTATTTTCTGCCGTGTTGTCTGTGCCTGACACATCGTGTGTGTATAAAGAGTTGTTTGATGATACTGAATAAAACGGAATACCTGCAACACTAGTCGCGGTACCTGTTGCACCTACGTTGCCGTCTTTAATAGTTACACCGTCAACGGCTACACCGTTCGCGGATGTTTTTTCTGATATAGTATCGACTCTTATTTCACTCATAGTTTATCCTTCCAATGCTGCCACTTTAGTTTCTAAAGTTTCAATTCTTGTTTGTGCTTCTTGTAATGCTTTTATAGCTTTCATATACAAAATAGAATAATTAACACGCTTAACTTGTTCTGTTATTTCTTTTACATCACCGATTTGTTTTGTAGATGCTTTAGATTGAATTTTAACATCACCAACATTTTTAGCACCATCAATAACTTCTTGGTCTTCAGCAGTATATAAAACTTCTTCTACTGCGTCTTGAGTTTCTGGATCATCTGCTGTCCAAAGAGTTCCAAAACTAGAATCAGAAAGTATATCATTAGGACTTGGGTCGTTGTGTCTAATTAATTTTGGACTTACAGCTTCTAGTTCTTGTGCTACAACTCCAATTTGTTCCCAAGCATTATCACCATATTGTCTAACATCATCTTTCTTTTTAAAGTTTCTAACCTTAACAGCTTTGATGTCATCCCATTGTGAATTACTATCTCTAATGTCTTGTTTAATTCTTTCATCAGAGGTTGATCCGTATGAATTATCGTGGTTTTGCACATCTCCGTCTGAAAGAACTTGCATTCTAGTAGTACCTGAATCTTGAGCTAAGAAAAATTGATTTCCACTACCATCAGGAGCACACGATGTATATTTCATAAATATACCAAAAGCATCACTTGTATGTTGATTTAGAAACCTTGTTAGATAGTTACTAACAGTGTACTGTACTTTTAAAGGTGAGTCTGGTTCGTGAGTCCCTATGCCGACCATACCATCGTGTTGAACAGTCATTCTTACAGCATAAGTTCCCCCACCTTTTGTGCCAAAACCTAAATCTCCATCTTCGTTACCATTATTTACTTCTCTAGCTATACATACAATTTGTGAAAATACCTCTGCGTTGCCACCATCATCTTGTCCAATAAAATTAATTAAACCAACTTCATCACCATCTGCTGGTGAACTACTCTTTTTTTGAAGAATAAGAGAAGGAGCAACAGTATTAGCGTTTGTATTACAAATTCTAACAGGAGTGTTTGTACCACTACTGTAAACTGCAAGAACATCAGATGATTCTATTGTTGCAGAACCAATATGAACTGAATTATTACCAGCATCAACCAATAACATATTAGTATTACCATCAGATTCTACTCGGAAGTCATGGTCTTTAGAGCCTTCATTAACAACAGTTTCAGGGCCACTAATTGTAAGCATCTGATTTAAAGCACCAGCGTTCATTACTTTGAGTGTAAGTGTAGCATCTTCACTGCCATCAGTAGCATCTGTAATTGTAACTGCTGCTGATGCATAATCAGTTAAACCACCTCCAGCATCTTGTCCAGCCCAATCAATAGTTCCTATTGCATCACTTGCTGCTCCAGCAACGGCTCTGTATAGTCTAAGGTTTGGGCCAATATTAGCATCAGTGTCTGTTGTTTTTAATGTAAGATTATCGTTGTTACCAGAACTTATTATGGTAACTGAGTTATCAGGAAACTCTACATTAGTGTTTTCGTCCATTGTAAACCCAGGATATGTACCAAGAGCATTACCAAGACCAATAGTTAATTTATCAGTTGAATCATCTAGTCCTATGTGAAAATTATGTGCGTTGCCATCAAATAATATTTTAGCATCTTCAGCTCCGCCATCACCAACTGTTACTGTTGGTGTGCTTCCTGCAAAATGAACAGCTTTTTGAAAAGTAGAAACTCCTGATGAATTAATCTCAAATACTCTATCAGAACCTAAACCGCTTCCAACACCAATCCTAAATTCATCTGCTGAATCATCAAGTCCTACAACAAAGTCAACTGCATTACCGTCAAATACAATCTTAGTGTCTTCCGCTCCAGCGTCACCGATTGTAAGTGTGGGAGTTGTTCCACCAAGAATTAAACCAGTGTCATGAACATGTGTTAAAGTAATTTCACTATCAGCACCAAAATGAATGACAGCACCATCACTTAACATCTTTAAGTCGTCACCCATAACTGTATCTTTAGTAACGGATAAACCGCCTGCTGTAGCTATGGATCCATCTGAAGTAGTTGTTGCTTCAGTTCCACCTGCTACAACTACTCGCGAACTTACGTCTAATGTGCCTGTAAGGTTGCCACCTTCAGCATCTGTAACGAATCTAGCAACATTATCATGATAAAGTTCACAACCAGCATCAGTATCAAAAAACGCCATTGTTTCAGTTGTGCCTTTTTGAAATGATATGGCATTACCATTTGAAATAATTTTTAAATCACCTGCTCCATTGTCTTGTATGTAAGAGTTAGTGCCATCATGATAAATCTGTAAATCATTACTACCACCGAAAACTGCAAAATCGCCATCACCAAAATATACATGGTCATTAACAGTTATACCTTTTAGAAAAACAGCTTGTCCACCACTAGACATATCAAGAGTAAGGGCTGTGATTGCAGAGCCGCCATCGTTGCCTTTAAATACAATATCGCCATCTGAAATACTTGAGTGAATGTTTAAACTATTACCTGATAAATTAAATTTTCCATACTCAGCACCTGAACCTTTTAAACTTATGTCTCCACCACCAACGTCAAGTGTAATATCCGCGGCAGAGTCTAGTGTAAAATCTCCATCAGAGTCTATGGTTATTAAACTGTTACTCCCAACCGTTGACCCCGATCCGATGATCAAGTTATCTGCTGAGTCGTCAAGTCCTATATAATAGTCTAAC